CAAAAGACAAAGTTGCGAAAACGGCGCACTTCATACCGCTTCCCGCCCGAGACGATCTTCCACCACCGCATCGGCCCTGCGTTGCCTTGCTCGACGACCTGGATAACCGAGTCCGACTTGTAAAACTGCTCGTCGGCTTTCCGCAGGTCGTCTTCCGTCTGCTCGACGAGATCGGTCACGGAATATCGCCCAAGTATCTCGGCGATCTGCTCGTCCGGCGTTTTTGTGATTGTTTCGGTCATTTCACAATCTCCAATTTCGGCACCCATTCATCGGCTTCGACTTCGTAATCTAAGCACGCATGGCAGTAATCTTTGCCGTCGATAAACCGCCAATCATCGGCATCGATTGCCATGTCTCGGGCTACGTCTTCCTCATTCCAGCAGGAATAATCCGCATCTGCGTTCGCGTCGGCTCCGCAACGGTCGCAAATGACCGTGTACATTTCCATTGCTTTTATTGACATTCTTTATCTCCCCACTTCGCCGCCCGTTCCAGATAGCGGCCGTTGAATCCATACGAGATCGGCCACGCAAGGCGGTTGCCGATCTTCTCGTTCTTGTCGTGTGCGATAACGACCTCGCCGACGATCCGCTTGACCTCGAAACGCTGCTTGATGTATTCGAATCCGGGGATCGTGAACTCGGCGCCGATGTTGATGTTTGGTGTTTCGGTCATTGGTTTTCCGTCCAACCGTCGCCCCTTTCTCTCGCTTCAATTTCTGCAAGTTGTTGTCTGTCGAACTTTGCACAGTATTCACAAGGCTGCTCAAATGAGCCTCCGTAGCCTTCGCAGACATCGTTCACCCAAACCGTGACACTGCCTTTATTTCCGCAGGCGTCGCAAAAGCGGTTTGGATTTCGATAGCACCGGCGTTCATGCAGCTCCATAACGGAGCGTGTCGAACGTTTTTTACAAAAATCGCACTGAAATCTAGGCTGCGTTTTTACCGGCTTCATCAGTCCTCCGTCAGTGCATCGTCCCGCTGAGATTCGTATTTCGCCTCGCCTTTCAGTTCGGCTATTTCCTCTGCCGTCAGGTCGCCTTCCTCGGCGTCCCATTCCTTCGGCGTTCGTGTGATGTATCGGTCGTGTGCTGTCATTTCCAATCCAAAAGCAGCTGTGCCATAAAGAAAGCCGCGACCAGGAACGCGAGGCCCGCCGCACAGATCGTGCCGATGATCAGGCTCGCACCGTTTTTCGTTGCTTTAGTTGACCGCATCACTGACCTCCATCGTGTCCGCCGACGGCTCGTCGGGTTTCGGCAATTCAAACTGCTCGCAGTATTCGATCATCATCCGGTTGAACCGATTGCTCGTTTCGAGATAGACGGCGGCGGCGTACATAGCCTCTTCCGATGCCGGGTCTGCGATGGCCTTGTACCGGCAATAAATCGCGGTGCATTCGCGGTTGAGTGATTGGAGTTCGTATACCGTGATCGGTCTCATATCGCTGTCCTTCCGCTGAAAGTTGACTGTGGCGACGGCAGTTATCCGGTCTGCCGCCGCCGGTCATTCCCGCCGGAGAGCCTTTCGGCCATCCGTTCAGCAGCTCGGGAATCTGGTTAGAACGGGCAATCAGAATCCGCCACGAGGTCGTTCGCCGCCTTGCGAAGATCCTCAAGTACTCTGGATAGGTTCCCTGTAAATGCCACCAATATATCGACGGCCTCTTGCGATGTGACTGCCGGAATCTTCCATGCCGCCATCTCGTCGGCGAACGCGATCAGCTTTTCCTTATCCGGTGCGAGTGCCTTTGCTCGTGCGGCCTGCTCTTCGGCGGCGATCTTCGCCTGCCGTTCGGCCTCTGCCTCGTCGAGTTTCCGCTGTGCTTCGGCGGCGATCGCCCGCTGCTCGGCCTCGCGTGCCTCGGCTTCCGCCCGTTCTTTCGCGAGCCGTTCGTTCTCCGCCCGCAGGCGTTCGTTCTCGATCTCGGCGGTCCGGTGTTCTTCGGCCTCACGCAGTTTGCGGGCGTTGTACTGTTCGCGGACGCCGGCATAGGTGATCTGGAACGCTTCGTCGGTCATGTCGCCGAGGTTCGGGAACATTCCGGGGCCTATTTCGAACTCGGCCAACAGTTCGAGGCGTTCCGCGGCGAGTTTCGCCCTGCGTTCGGCTTCCAGGTGCTCGACGAACTTCGCATTCTTCTCGAGATGTGATTCGATCGGTCCGAGCAGGTCTTTATAGACGTTCGCTACGCCGTCGATCAGTTGGCACTCCCGCAGGGGTGCGTCCTTGATCTGCTTTCGCTTCTTCTCGACGTTGATACGCTCGTCCTTGACGATCTTGTAGAGCCGTTTGGCTTCCGCGATCTCGTCAGTTTGCGTCGCATCGCTGACGTTTATCTCGAACGCCGTCTCGCGCCATTTGGCGGCGAGAGCGTAGGCATCGCGGAAACTGTTGAGGACCATCGCCGTCCGCTGTTCGTCGAGGTTCGTTTTCGTGATAAGGGCGTCGACGGCCGGCGGAAAGCCGAACGCGAGTGCGGTTGATTCGTACACTTTTAATGTTTCTCCGAATGTCGGCACGAGATTGTCGCTGATCGCTTTGGCCGTTGTATGAAGGTCGTGGAGCCTGACCGATGCTTCGGTCGCCGCCGGGCGTTCCGGCGCAACGTAGTCGTCCTTGAGGTCTTCCGTCCAGTGCTTTTCCGTCTCGGGCTCGGTGAATGTGGGTATGAAGGGCTTCGGCTCCGGCTTCCTGCCGGTCGTCAGCCATGTTTCGGCGTCGTACTTGTCCTCGAACATCTCGCAGTCGAGGTCGCCGCCTGTGACCTTGATGAACGCGACCCAGGGCCGCTCGCTTCCGTCCGGCAGCATGTAATAGAACTTACCGCTCCGGTCCATGTCCCGCATGACGGCGAGGCCGTCGGCTGCTGATATCTGCTCGATCCCGTTGGCGGCCGGTGCCGCTCCGTTGGTCGAACCATTCGTTTCTGCTGAATACTGCATTGTTATTCTCCTAGTGCTGAATTAGGGTTTTCTGTCAAACGTTGAACCGAACGCGGTCGATCTGCCGTTGCGATATCGGCCGCATGTTCGGCGGGGAAGTTACGGGCACGGGGCGGATGGCGTCGTTTATCGCGAGCCGCACGTCGGCGAGCCGTACCTTGTTTCGCTTGCCGTCGCGTCTCATCGGCAGGCCCCGGACTATCCGGGTGCATGCCGCGATCGACAGGCCGGTCTCGGCCCTCATCTGAGCGATGGCTTTCATCTGCGTAATTAACATCGTTAGTTCACGGTCGCGGGCACCGCCGCCAGTTCCTTGCTTCGCTCATTTATCTGAGCGATCTTTTTCCGTGCCGCTTCGCGAATGAACTGCGATACCGGGATATCGAGTTGTTCGGCGGCGAGTGAGATCTGCTCCTTATCTTCGGAGTTGATCTTGATGTGAATAACTTCGTCTTTCTTTATAGCCATAAAATTAAATCTACCGTTTGTGTAAGAAATGTGTAGACAAAAGGTATGTTATCAGATATATACACAATGTCAACACCTTTTTTACCCTTTGTGTTGAAATTACCCGTGAGGTGGTTTATGAATATTTACCTAATGACAGTAGTGGCGGACGAACAGCTTCATATACGGATAAAGCCTGATACAAAGGCTGATTTACGGGCTTTGGCGGATCTACACGGGCTTACGATGTCCGGAGTTGTCCATCTGTTGATCGTGCGGTCGATTCGCGAAGAGAAAGAGCGCTATCCCGAAATGTTTCCGCAGATGGCGAAACGTGAACAAAATACGAACAGAAAAAAGAACGAGCCGTCCGGAGGCACGATCTCGGTTCCCGTGCTAAAGGAAAAGGCGACTTAGGAATATTTACTATGCATCCTCACACAATGCTTGTGAGCAGGGTTATTACAATGCTTATCCCTATACTTACCGGCATCGCCGCCGGCCGGAATGTGCCTGATGATTACACTGATTGGGCGATCACCGGATTTCGCGACGTGCGGCTTATCCCGACTTCCGATCAGATGTGCCGCTTCGTTGCCGTACCGGTCGAGGGCGACAGCCTGCGCGACCAGGGCATATACGACGGCGATCTGCTTATCTGCCGGCTGACATCAGTTTACGAGGACGGCAAGATCGGCCTCTGGCAGACGCCGCACGGACGAACAGCCAAGTTTGCGTACTACGATTTCGATAATTCGGTCGTTCTGCACAATGAGAGCGGCTGGCGTCAAGCATGGAGTGCGGACGAGCTGCGTCTGCTGGGCATCGTCGTTCGCGTCGAACGCGACCTTGAATAATATGAATGCTGCGGCTGAACCTTATATCGCGAACAGGGAAGCGAGCGGCCGTCGTCTTCGAAAGGTGTTGGCGGTTGTCGTCGGCGTCCTGCTGCTGTCCGTCTTGTTTCCGGCTCCGTTCTCGGCCCTGTACTGGATCAGGCTCGCCCTCTTCAAGCCGGTCGGCTGGTGCCCGGACGGGACCGCGACCTTCAGTTACCGCCGGACGGAGAACGAAAACCCGTGCCGCGGACACGAAGCCCCGTGGCGTTGGCAGTGACGCCGGCAGCGGCGTTTTTCGCTCCGATTGCCGGTGTTAAACAAGGGCGGTTTGTGAATTGAAAGTGTGAATTGTGAAATTGAGGCATTGCCGCCGACGGCACTTAAACCTCGCAGATAAAGGGCTTTCGCGATCGGCGTCGGTCAACTGATAACGTTCTGAAAATCCGCGTGTCGGCGGTTCGACCCCGTCCCTGGCCACCAATTTCATAACACCCAATAAATAAGGGCATTTCAACAAAACGGAGCGACCAAAACAGGGCGAAAACAGGCCTGATCTTGGGCCGAAAATGTCGTGAAAAATGGCGAAAAAGGCCCCGTTTTACCCTGCAAAGTGTGAATTGAAAGTGTGAATTCGTGTCGGCAGTATGCGGAAATTGAAAAAGCCACGCAAACCCAGCCTCCCGCAGTATGTTGTCCTCAAGTCCGGCCAGTGGCACGTCCGCCGAACATTCCCCAGCACTGAGACGTATCCGAACGGTTCGCCCAAGCGGATCGAGGTCACCAGGCGTTGCGTTCCTGAGACGCCCGAGCGTGCCGCCGAGCTCGCCGCGGCTATCCATGCCGCTATGTACGCCGAAAAAGCCGAGCGTGAACGCCCGCGGCCCGTCAGCGAGTACATCCTGACGTATCTCGAGGTCAAACGGCGGTCGGTGACGGTGCGCACCTATAACGACTACGTCCAGCTTCACGGCCGGTACATCGCCGGGTCGCCGCTTGCCCGGACAGTCATCGGCGAGGTACGTCCGCGCGATATCCAGAACTTTATCTCACGGCTCCAGGCCGACGGCGTATCGCCCGCAATGATCCGCAAGGTCTTCGTCCTGCTCTCGATGACGTTCCGCCAGGCGGTCATCTGGGAAGACATCGCAAAGAATCCCGCCGTCGGCATCCTTTTGCCGAAGATCAAGGAATCGGAATCGCGGGCATTTACCCGCGACGAGGTCCGGAGGCTCGTCGCCGCCCTGCGCGAGGATGCCGCCTGCCTGATATTCGAATTCACGCTCGAGACCGGCCTGCGTCCGCAGGAAGCGATCGCGTTGTCATGGCCAAAGGTCGATCTTGTACACCGGCGGGTTCGGATCGACCGCGCGGTATCGTCGGCGATGAAAGGCGGCGGTTTTGAGATAAAGGAACCGAAGACGCACGCCTCGGTCCGTACCGTCAGCTTCAGCGAGTACATGCGCGACCGGCTGATCGGGCACCGAAAGCGTCAGGCCGACGCCATCCGGCGGTTGAAACGGCTGATCGCCGCCCCGCTGTGCGTCCCGCCCGATTATATAAAAGGCGTAAATTACGAAAAGCGAAAAGCAAAACGCGCCCATCGGCGCGAGATCCTGCGAAACTTTATCGAGTACGATCTTGTTTTTCCGGCGTCAAACGGGCTGCCGCACGCCCTCAATAACCTGAACCGCCGCGAGTTCAAGTCCGCCCTGATCCGGGCCGGTATCGATCCCGGCGGCTATTCGTTCAAGAGCCTGCGTCATACCAATGCGTCGATCATGGCCGAAAAGGTCAATCCGAAACGGCTGCAGCGGCATCTCGGCCACTCAAACATCACCACGAGCCTTAAATTTTATACGCACGTCGACGACGACGATCAGTCAGACTTTAACCAAAAGCTGACCGACGCGATCTACTGACGGCGTCGCGGATACTCCATCAAACGGCGTTCCTTCTGGATCGCTGCCCGGGCCTTTGACCTGTCGGACGGGCCCTTGACCAGTCGCGGCAATGCGATGTCAGTCGTCGTTCGCAGGATGAACCCGAGCTCGTCTTTGGCAAGCTGGCTGGGCTTTGCAGGGTCACGGTTGACGCCGAACGTATGGAATATGTTCCCGACGAACGGATTGAGGTCGAGCGCTCCTTCAAACAGTTTGCGGCCGACGCCCGAGTCCTTCGGGATCGGCGTTTCCCACATTTGCAGGTTCGACTCGCCGTCTTTACGGAGGCTCTTGATCTGCATTTCCTTGCCCGTAGCAGCAACGAATGCCGCCTTGGTCGTCGGGCTCGAGGCGATTGGGTGCAATGCCGTGTTCATTACGTCGGTCAGTCCCGCTTCGGCCATCTGCGTACTGTTCCCGCCCAGGATGCCTTCGTTGTACGCTCCCGAGATGCCGAGGCCGCGGGCCCCACGCTCAAGCAAGGGCGAGAAAAAGCCGAGGTTGACGTAAACCGATCCCGTATCCCCTGCGATCCTCCGAACGAACGGCGAGTTTCGCTCTTTTGGATTGAGCGGGATCTGCATAAAGCGGCTTTCCGGGTCTTTCCACGGGAACATCCCGCGATAGAGCAATGATGCTCCGAGCCAGAGCAGGACGGCAACGCCGAGCGGTCCGCCTCCGAGCTGCTGCTGCGTCCGGCGCCACGTCCGCGAAACGAACGGCAGGTCCTCATTTGGCAGCGGCGATTTATTGAGCCACATCAGCAATCCGTTCTTCGACATCGTTGTTCCGGCGACCGCAAAGCGTCCAATGCGGCTGTTCTTCAGGAACCGGACCATCTGCGACTGGAGCATGTTGTTGTAGATGCCGGCCTGATTCACGAAATCGGCCATGTCGGTCACGCTCGCGTTCGGGTTCATGTGCTTGCCGATCTGCCAGAGCAGGATGCGGGCGCGGATGTCGAGTCCTTTGGGGCCGTTCAATAGCGGCGATAGATCGGGTACCAGGCCGTCCTTAAACGGCAGGATCGAGACCTTTTCGGTGAGCGGCGAGCGGGCGGCGAGGTTTGCCGAGTATGTCGTCTTGGCATAGCGGCTCGAGAGCACGCCGGCCTCGGCCATTTCACGCAGGATTGACGGGTCGATATTCGCCGGGTCGCTCCGCCATATGTTGATCGCGGTCGTCAGCCATTTCGTGACCGGCGTGTTGCCGATCGTCCGCGAAAGGATGTCGGTTCCGGCGTAGGGCGTACCGCCGATGACGGTCGCGATGATGTTCGTTCCGTGGTAGAACAGGTCGAGCGGGCCGCTCATGCCGTAAACGTCGAGCTTGTCCACTACCTTCTGGATCAGGTTCGCGTCCTGCGGCTTGTCGAGTGCCGGACGGAGTTCCGCCGCCAGCCATTTCGGGACGATATAGAGTTTATCGCCGATGTGCATCGTCGTGGACGGCTTGCCCATGATCTTCGGCATGACGCTGAGGTCGGTTCCGCGCGTGACGAGTTGAGCCAGTCCAGCCAGTTCAAGCGTGATCCGCACATTCTCGAGGTTATGCCGTTTGAGTTCCGAATAGAAATCCGGTGCAATGTCGGGATTGTTAACCGCGGCGAGCGTCGCCTGCACCTGCGTACCGGCGAGTTTCAGCACTTGCTCGTAGGCGTCCTCGTCGGCGGCCTTGAGTTGCTGCATGCCCTTGTTGACGATGTTCTCGAGGGCTTTGGTCGTCGATAGGGCCGAGTCGGTCTGGAACAGTTTATCGACCTTATCGAACACCTTGCGGGTTACGGTGTTCCGGGCGAGTTGGATATCGCGCGGAGCGTTGATCCGCGAACCGATCACATCGCCGCTTTCACCTGCTCGAGAAAGGCTTCCTCGTCGAATCCCGGCTGCGTCGGATCGATATTCTGCTCTCTGAATAGCCGCATCACCACCGGCCCCGCTGCCGGGCCGAATTTCTCCCTTGCTCCGCGCCTGATTAATACTTTCGTCGCTTCCGCCGGGGTTAGATCCTGAAACTCGTCCCTCAATGACTGCCTGATTCTTTCGTCCATAGTTTTGTGTCCTTTTGGTCGCAGTATGGCTGATGTCTTTGTACGTGTCAAGATTTTCCTGATACGTCACGCCTGCGTCCTCGAGCTGCGCGTCACGAATGTTGCACAATTCCTCAACTTCTAATTCAGTCAGTCCGAGTTCCAACGCCGCGTCATCGCGGTTCAATTTACCGATGATCTCACGATGCACCGCACTGATCGGGTAGCCGTCACCGAGCAATTTCTTCTGCGCTGTGGCATACGCCCGCGAACCAATGAATGGCGTTTGCTCGAATGTCGTCTGATATTTTTCCTTGATGCGGTTGTCCGCCCGGTGCGTCATTTCTTCTTGCGTAGCATGACGATGCGCCAGCGGCAACGACGGGTCGGCAAGTACCGCGATCAGGTCGCCGTGCTGCGGATCGGTCGCCGCTCGGACGGCATCTGCCATCGCCTGCACGCGTGCCGCCTGCCGCGGCTGTCCGGTCGCATTCAGTACGTTGACGGCGTTGTCGAAAACGGCCTGTATCTTCGGCGTGGACCGATGGTTGAACGTGATACCGGTGAACGACGAGTCCTGCTGTCCGGGGATCGCCCTGACGGCACGCGTAAACACGAGCAGGCCGGGCACGTTGAGTTCGAGCGTTCGTGTCTGCGGGTTGACCGCGAACTTCGCGGCCGCCGTCAATGCCGTGTCGGACATCTCGCTCGCGTCTCTTATCTTCTTGCGCAACTCTCGGCGTTCGGCACGCTGTTCGGCGGGATTTGGGGCTTGCAAGTTGCGACTGAATTGGGGGTCGTTTGCATCATTGAATGCGAGAGCCTTTTGGGGTAGACTTTCAATGATTCCGCGGCTGTCCGTTCCGGGATAGCCACTCGAAAGTCTGGCCCCGGTTTTGGCGGACGGCCGCGTATCATTGTTGTACTGAATGTCGCCATCGGGCTTCTTGACAAAATCAGCCTCTGTCAGTATCTTTGAGTTGGCCCGTTGAGCCTCCTGAACCACTTTACCGTAAATGGGAACAGTCGCAGGAAGTGAACGGGCTATTTTTGTATTTACGTATAACAATTTGTCCGGCCAGTCATCGAAATTATATCGCGTATCTTTGCCGTGGACGGTAGAGACGAGATGCACATCATATCGCCCGACTTTCTTGTTGAACTTAATGCCTGCGACGATCGGTTGCCCTGATCCATCCTGCATGCCTGTTAGGACATTAATGCTTTGCTCTCTGGTTTGCGGATCCACGTATCGGGCAATAGCGACTGGATTAACCAGTTGGATCGGCAGTTCCTCGATATGCTTGCGCGAAATGTTGCCGGCGTGTTTATAAGCGTTTCGTAGTACCTTGTCCAACGTTTTCGGTTCGATCTCAATGGACAGATCGCGAGCTCCGAATCTCCGATAAACATCAGGCGTAACCGGCAGGACTGTACCGGACTCGCCACGCTTAAGTTCGCCGGCCAGAAAACGGTCAATAAAGTGGCTTAATTTCTGCTTGACGAGATTAATGACCGCCATCGGGTCATTGCTGCGTGCAAACTGCACATCCGGCTCCGTCTTCGCTTCGCTCAATGCCCGTTCAAAATCGCGGCTGAACGCTCCGGTCTCCATCGCCTTTGCGAATCCGGCGGCCCGTGGGCTAATGTTGTCGGCAACGGTCCCGCTGCCGTCGAGGTTCTGCTGGGCGAGAACGGCATCGACCGGCGATTGCGTCTGCTGAGCCATTGCGAACGTGTCGAGGGCGTCCGCGGCGTCTTCGACGATCTGCCGGGCCGCTTCGCCCTTCTGCATGACCATAAAGCGGGCATCCGAAAGCTTGATCGCGGTGCGGTACAGCTTCGGGTCCTCGCTGTTCGTCAGCGAGTCGATATAGTCGGCAGTCGGCTTGCCGTAGGCCTGTTCCATGTCCTTGACGCGTCCGCTATCGGTAAACGTCGGGGCGGCGAACGGCAACGATCCCTGCGACACCTGCGGCGTGACTGGGTTCCCGAAAAGGTCGGTCTGGTCGAACGTGTTGGAGAAGAGGATGTCCGAATCTTCCGGCGATCCCGCTCCCGCAACGGCTACTTCTTGATCCCGAGGTTGTTCTTGCGGTTCTCCGCCACGAGTTTCTTGCGGCGTGACCGGGTTTGATACTTCTTGACCAGTGCGTCCATCTCCGGTTTGACCATGTTCCTCTTGAGCAAAGTCAAGAAACGTGTCACTGAAGAGTTTTTGGATGGCGTGTCGTTTGAGTCCATAGCTTTCTCCGATCGCATTGATTCTAGCACGGAATTCCTTGTCGAGAGACGGAAAGTCCGCGACGTTCGCGAGGCCGTATTTCGCGTCGACATCTTCGAGTACCTGGGCGAGATTTTTGTCATTGACGAACGGTTCGGCTTTCAGGTTCCAGGCGGCCTGATGCTCGAGGGCGTCGATCATTCCTGCGACGGTCGGTTCGGCAAGGCTGCCCGCCCGTGCGTCGAGAAAATCAAGCCAGTTCTCGCGTGACATCTGCGACGAACGGTCGTGCCCGAAGCTGCGGGCGATCGTCAGCCGGATCAGGTCGAATGCGTTCATTATGTCCGCATTCGGCGTGTCGCGCGTAACGCGGGCCTCGGTCAGTCCGAGTTCGCCGGCGAGGTCATTGACCATTGCGACCTTTTCGGCCCGGCCTGCGTCGGTCTCGACCTTGTTCGGCAGGAAGTTCTGCCGGAGTTTGTACGATATCTGGCCGTTCGAACCGACGGGCTGGAGCGGCTGCACCGAACGCACCTGTTCTTCTGTCAGGTTGTATCTCTGGGCGATGTCCGAAACGATCTGTTTGCGGTCGAGGGCGTACTGTACGCGTGCCCGCATCGCTGCGGTCAGCGGTTCGGGGTTCGTGACCGGCGTCGGCGTCGACGGGGTTGATACGGTCGAGGTTCGCTGCGGTATTACCGGGGCTGTTTCGGCTGCTCTTTCGCTGCCCGTTCCATTATCACCTTGTGGTTGGACTTCATCAGCCGGTGCACTGTCTCCGGCGGCATCGTTTGCAGATGCTTTTCGATGACGGTACGCGTCGATGAGCTCGCCTGGGGTGTACTGGTCGGTGATTCCGTGGCGTTCGAGGGCGTCGAGATATTTGGCTGTGATCTCATTGAGCGGTGCTCCTATGGCGGAGTCAGTCTTATATTGACCCGGTTCCTGTAATTTTTCAAGTAGATTCTGCACTTCAGGATCCGCGAGTGCCCGCTGCTGGGCGGTCAGCATCTCGTCCTGCTGCTTGGCGTAGTCGGCGGCGGCCTGCTCCGCGTTGTCCTGCTGCCTGCGGTATTCAGCCTCCTGCTCGGCGATATCGCCCTGGATGGCCTCGATATCGGCCTGCGAATAGTGCTTGCCCTGGCCGGCCGTCTTATGGCTCGCGATGTCGTCCTCGATGTAGCCCATCAGGTCGTTGCCGTTGCGGTCGGCAATGGTCGGCCACTCGGTGCGGAGATATCCCGCTTCCCATGCCTTTTCAGCCATCTGCTCGGCGGTGAACTTCGAGTTCCTGTTGATGATGCCGGTCGTACCGGTCTCTTTGTTCGAGATCCGCTGATGTTCGCCCGAGTCGTATTTGGTCGCACGGATGCCGCCGTTCGCCCGCACGAACTGCGAGAGCGACCGGAACCTGGTCGTCGTTGGCCTCGGCTTTGTCGTGGTCTGCGGTGTTTCCGACCTGTCCGTAACGATCGACACGCCCGATTTGTTCTCGGGGTTCGCCACGACCGATCTGCCGTCCGGCGTTGTCGTTAAGATCGGCTGTCCATCGTTAGCGGGATTCGGGTGCGTGACCGTTCCAGTGGTAGCCGGAGCCTCTTGCCCTTGTGCCGCAAGCCATTTATCAGCGTCTCTCGGTGCGACCGTGCGTTCGCGTCCGAACTGATTGGTCGCGATCAGGTTGCCGTTCTTGTTCGTCTCGCCGGTAAAGGTCAGCCTGTCGCCGGATGTCGGATGGTCCACCGTTAATCCTTTGTACTCGGCCGCAATGTTCGCCGTCGGTTCCGGCGTTCTCTCGGCGGCCTGGGCATCGGTTAGCGGTACAGCCGGAGCCGTATCTGACGTTCCCTGCGGTACATTCTCGCCCTGAACCACAGGTGCGGTCGATTGTGATACGTCTGCTTTCGGCGGTACGATCCTTCCATTCTCGTCGAATTGGTCATATAGGCTTGGTAGTACGTTCTCGATCAAACGAACCTTGTTGTCGGGCAAGATCTCGATCTTGCCGGCGGCGTACAGGTTCATCACTGTGTCCTGCGTCTTGCCGGGGTTCGACCGGATCGCTTTGGCGATCTCGGACAACGACTTGGGCGTGCCGTCCGCGAGGGCGTCGGCAACCTTCTGGGCCTTTGTGTCTATGGATACCGCCTTGACCGCCTCCGGGTCGGGTTCCGGTATCCGCTTGGCCGGGGCCTCGCCGAGTACGTTGCCGCGGTTGCCGCGTGAATACGGGTCTTCGGCCGTGCGTTCGGGCGTGATGTCGTTCTTGGCACGATAGACACCGTTGGCATCCTTTTCCACCTCGACGTACATCTCGGCATCGGGTTTTGCCACTTCGCCCTTGAGCAATTTAACCGATCCGTTGGGATCGACATAGACGTCGGCGGTCGCTCCGTCCGACGATTTCGCCCGCACGACCTTGCCCTTCATGCTGACGCCTTTGTTCGCCAGATGCAGCAGTCCGTTCAACAATCCCTCCTGCAGGGCCTTGTCTGATGGCGTGCCGAATAGCTGCGAGACCTTGGCAGTGCCGAGAATGACCGTGCCGAGTTCTCCGACGGCGGCGGGTATCACCTTGCGGGTAATGCCGGACAGGACCGCACCGCTTAACGGTGCCGCAACCAGCACGCCGCCCGTCAATCCGCCTTTGACTGTCTGTTTCGCGATCTGTGCGGGCGATTCGCCGCGTCCGGATGACTGCAAACCTTGATCTGCCGCCATTCCGATGACCGTTCCGGCCGCTCCGGGTATCCTCGTCAGCAAATAGATGCGTGAGAAGTCGCCGGGCAACGCTCCCGCAAACTTATAGATATGCGAGACCGCTCCGCCTGTTCCGGTCGCGGATTCGAGCCGTTCATTCGCCGATGCGATCTGCCGCATTTCGTCGTACAGGTCGCCGTTGATCGGCCGGGCGATGCCTGCGAGCGTTCTCCAAAGCCTCGCTCCGGATCCTGCCGCTCCGCCGACAAGCGATGCACCAATGTCGTTCTGCATGTCCTCGGGCAAAAACACGGCCAGCGGATTCACCGCGACGGCGATCGGTGCTGCGTTCTTATTCAGCCAGGCGGCATCCTCTTGGGCGAAATCGCGTGGCATGGTCAGGTTCGGGGATTCCGTTTCCTGACGCCACTGCGAACTTTGCAGGTCGATGTTCTGCCTTAACGCCGGATCGATGCCCGTCGTGCCGTTCGCGTAGTTCAACAGGTCGTTGACGACGCCGTTCGTGACATTTACGGTCGGATTGATCTTGTTCTTACGGTAGTAGTCGATCTCTTCCGGCGTAAAATCGGTGAACGCCTTACGGTTTGCGATGTACTCCTGAAGTTTCGCATCGTCGATGCCGTACTGCGCCGCGGCCTTGCGAAGCGCCTGTTCGGTCGCGAATTTGTTGAAATCGGCATTGGCGGGGACCGACGCCACGTCGAGGTCGAGCGACGTTGCCTGCCCTTTCAGGATATCAGCGTCGGTTTTTGCCTCGACGGGCTGCGGTGTCTCATTTATCTGCGTAACGGGCGTTCCGTCGATCTTAAAATCGCCCGGATTCAGTGACACACTGACCGAACTTCCGTCTGACGCAGGCTGCTGTTGCGATCGAGGCCGCGTCTGGGGCTGTGTTGCCGTTTGCTGGCTCGCTGCGGGCCGTTGCACCTGATCATCGAGCGGAGCCGTGCCGTCGGGGTATCCCGCGGCCTGCGAGCGGTCGGCCATCTCGTTGTACGCCTGATATTCGGGGCTTCCGGCCATCGACGCATCGACCGGCGGCGGGAACGGGTTGCCGTTCGTCCGGTTGTCGATAACGTCCTGTGGGCTGACGATCTGCGTCTGCGAACCGGGGAATGCCTGCTGGTCGATCTGTGCCTGCTGTGCCGCGGCCTCCGGCGTCGGGGCCGAGCTCGCGGACAATTCGGTGCCGGTCTTCGGGTCGGTCGTCAATACGGCGGGGTTTTGGGTCGTGTCGTTGCCGACATCGGCAGCCTTGCCGATCAGTCCGGCGAATCCGTTTTGTTTTACATAGTCAGCGACCTGCGACGGCTGCAATTTCAGCTTCGCGGCATTGACGAGCAGCGGGCCGTTCGGCGTATCGACGCGGGTCATTGCCTTCGCTTCGGGCGAATTCAGGATGTAGTCATTTACCGGGTTGCCGTTCGTCAGCAAAACGGCCGAACGCGGACTATTTGCGTCGATCGTACTCGCCATTTGAGCCTGGAGCGTGTTGGCGGTCTCCGGTACCGGTGTCGGCGGCGTTGCGGGCGTCTGTGCCGTCCCGCCGAGCGTTGCGACTGGGGCATTCGGGGCCGGAGCGGGAAGCGCCGTCTGCGGCGGCGCCATCACGTTCGCCGGATTGGTCGGCGGCGGCGCGGCCTGCGGTGTATCGAGCGACTTCGCGGTCTGCTGAATGTATGCGTCGATGCCGGATGCGTTTGGGTTGGCCTCGCCGTTGCTCTTGATATAGTCGTCGACGGGCTTAAAGCCGCCCGTGCCGGCGATGTAGTCCTGAAACGACGTTCCGGTGAAATCGCCGCCCTTCGGGATGATCCCTTTTGTCTTGTAGAGCTTCTGTGAACGCGAATTGTGCCCGCTAAAATAGCCGATCCGCCGCGAGACGGGGTCGTTCGGGTCGGCATCGTAGAAATACTTCAAGCCGCCTGCGATGTTCTGCCGCTCGTCCATCGGATCGAGGCCGTACTGGGCGATCGTTCCGGGCTTGATCTGGCTCCATCCGACCGCACGCTGGCCGTCTTTCGGGTCGGCCGGCGACATCTTGACCGAACCGTTGCGGTTGTAATGCGAACGGCCGCTCTCGAGATAGGTCGTGTTGTAAAAATCGTTCACGACATCGTCGGGGATGTCCTGGCCGAATTTTGTGCGAATCAGGTCCCTCGCCTGAAAGATCTTCTCCTTTCCGGGGTCGGGAACACTTGCGGCCGCCTGTTTGATATAGTCGTCGATGCCGTCCATTTATTTGATAACGCCGTCGGTTTTCGCCTTTTCTACAATAGTATCCTGCCGGGCTTTGTCCCTGATGCCGTTCGCGACCAGCCTTTGCCTGAACACGGGCTCGCTGACCGACATGCGGCCTCCGACCTGCGTGCTCTGGATCGTTGTCGGCTTGACCATCGTCGGCGGTTTCGGCTTGATCGAGTTAAAGGCCGCTGCCGCTGCCGCAGCTCCCTGCGTTTTGCCGAGCGTATCGCTGAACTTCGTCTGGGCGGCGATAAATGCCTTCTGAGCGTCGTCGAACGCGGCCTGTGCGTTCTCTCTGCCGACAACGCCGGTCATTGGCGTTGCGTTGAGCCTGTCTGCTGCGTCGGACGCTTGTTGTGAGAGCATGTTGATCGCACTCGCCTGATTCGTCAGTTCGGTGCTGCCGCCGATAAGCTGGGCGAACGGTGCAAGGGCCGCTTTCTGGAGATCGACCAGTTGCGAATTGTAGTTCGCCTGTGCCGATGCGTTCGTCTTGGCCGCTTCGAATGCACGCTGGGCGTTCGCCTCGTCCGCCGACTGCTGGCGTCCGGCGTTGCTGAGTGCGGTCGTTGTCTCGCTTCCGAGCAGGTCGGATCCTGTGACCTTGACGGGCGTTCCCGTGACGGGCGAGATCGCCGTGACCGGCTGTTTGACCTCGTTGATCGGGGCGTTGGTCGGGAAGAAGTTCGGTTTGCCGATCTCCGACGTTGCGACCGTCTGGCCGTTGATCTCTTGCGTTTTGTACGTCTGCCAGTCTTCCGGCGTAAGCTGCGGGTCGTAGCCGATCAGGGCCTTCGACTTCGCATTCAGGTAGTCGGCGTCCTTCTGTTCGATCTTCCGCTTGTCTTTGATGATGGCCCACTTCGGATCATTGGTCACCACGTCGCCCATGACCTTGAACAGCTTCTCTTTGTTGTTGAGCGTCGCCGTCTGCATGTCGATCTGGGCCTTCTGGTCCTTCCTTGCGGCGTCGTCCTGGGCGTCCAGATACTGTGCCCGCGGCTCGAGCTGTGCGATCTGCCGCTGCGTATTCGATCGGGCGTTGGTTGACGGCACGAACGTCTGCAAGGCCGCTCCTGCCGCCGCTCCGCCGAGGCCGCCGGCGGCGTAGCCTTCCAATGCTCCTTGCAGCATCCGTTTCCACCATTTCTTCTCTGGCGGGGCTCCATTCAGTGCCAGATTACGGAGTTTTTCACGCGGGTCGGTCGACGCGGCGGGCGTTTTGCCCGGCGGCGGTGCGACCGGTGCAGCTGCGTCGGCCTGAGCCTGTTGATACTGACGATATTCCGGCGAATCGGGGATGTTTGAACCGCTCGGCGGCATTGCCGCAGGAGTCGAACCTGTGTTGTCCGCCTGCCCGTTGTTCATCGCATCCTGCGTGGCTTCCAGCACGGTCTTGCCGTCCGGTGTACGCTCGTCCATTGCCTGCTTGCGTACTCCGTTCGGGTAAAACTCCGGCTGCACGCTCGGAGCGGTCGGTGGGGCCTGTGATGCCTGTAAGATCGCGGCGGGGCCGCCCGGAGTGGCAGTCAGTGCCTGCTGCGGGACGGCGTTCGGTTCGATCGTCGGATCAACCGGCGGTAAAGCCTGCGGTGCCGGCATTACGTTGGCGGGATTCGTCGGCTGGCCGCCCGGAAAGAAAGCGACGTTCTGCGCCGGATCGGCGCCGTCCGGCCGCCTTTTCATAATAGCGTCTAAGATGTTTGGTAGCGGCATTTAGTCCTTCCTTCCGAGCAGTGCCTTAACGACCTTGCTGTTGATCTCCATCGTCCTCAATATCTCCGCCGACTGCGAACCCTTGTTGCCTGCATATTCGAACGGTACGTTCTCTTTATTCGCCAGTCCGAGCAGGCCCTTAGTAAACCGTGCAACGACGGTATCGACCGCGTCCACGACCGGCTTCTTGGAAACTTGGCTTGCTATCAGTCCTGACATATAAAAGTACGAAAAACTAATTTGAGTTTTTCGAAAGAAAGGTCAGCGGGTCAACCCTGCCCGCTGACCTTCGCCATGTTTAGGCCGCCGGAGGCTCAAAGATCCCCGACACTGCCGTGCTCGCGGCCGATAGCCGGTCAATGACGCCATTGAGTGCCGAGGTGTCGACGCCTGCGGGCTGTGATGCGATAAACGCCGCGATCTGGTCTGCTTCCGCCTGAATCGCGGTCGCAAGATCGTCCAGTTTCGAGTTAGCTGCCGCGATCTGTGTGTTGAATTCTTCCTGTGTAGCCATAATAATGCGTAGTCTCCTGTTAATATCTCTAAGTTCCCGCTCGACATTGAAGGTGCCGAGCCATTTTTGTATCAGGCCCTTCAAACCCGTGCTTTGGTAGCATTTTTCGTGATATTGTGGCGGCATAAATATCTCTGATAAGCACCCGTCGTTGTTACCGTGACCTGCTGCTTTTGTCCGACATGGTTCGGTCGTAGATACGATCCTTCATGTCGTTCTTGAACTCTTTAAGATCGTCCTTTGTTACAACGTTATCCAGTTTGTTGTTGAATTCTCGCAGCTTTTCGGTCATCTCGGCATTCCGCTTTTCGACCTCAGTCATGCGTTGCGTCAGGCTGCCGGCCGCCAGCGTGATCGTCCCTGCGGTGATGACCAGAGAGATCGTGACCGGAATTACCCAGTGCCAAAAATTTGTTGTCGGTGCGGTTGCCATCGATGATCCTCCACGTGTGCTTAATATTGAGATCATTATTTTACCGCCCTCACAATTTGACCTATTTTTGCCGGATAACCATTTATCGTTAAATCCGAAGCACTAAAACTTGGCCGTTGTGAGGACAGGCTTGAATTCATGCATCTGCCATCTCTCGGCAAAAGAGGATGGCTGATCGTGTAGTGATATTGCGTACACCAGTAGTAGGCGTAATTATCGCGGTAGCGTTCGTCCGTATTGTTCTTCTCGTTATACGGGTAGTTCGCTAAATGGATATGTTCAGCCCCGTTTCTGACCGCCTCGGGGAAGACGGGAAGATCCGGGCACACGTACATCTGACCGCGCAGGATATTCGCACCTGGATTTCCGAGCGACAACACCATTTCAGCCGCGTAGATCACGCCGATGCCGTCCTTTACGCCTTGGCCTTTCGAGTTGTATTGATCGAACTCAGTGCCGTCATACGGGTCAGCATGGACCAGGAATGACGGGATCCGCTGGATCGGTGACGGCTGGCACTGATACGGCGGCGTGTAAACGTCATAGAACGTGTGCGGCTTTGTTTCCTGAAACTTGTCCGCGAACGCTTCTTCGTTTAGCTGGTCGATGCCTTCGTCAGCCGCGGCGAGCTGTGTTTGTGAGATGGCATTCTCGCCGTAGACAGTCAAACCTTTCGGAGTGACTTGCTGAACTTTCTGCGAGATCAGTACCGCACCGTTCGGCCCTTTCGCCACGAGTTTGACGGCGCCGGGAATGCCGGCACCGCCGCACTTGAACGCGGTCAGCACGAATACGGCCAAACTCATGGCAATTAGTGTTCTATGGAGCCGGTTCATTAGGTGTCTCCTGCTCGAGCAATGCTTGGGCGTTTGCTTCGACCTGTATCCACGTCTTTGCCTCTCCGAGTGTCGCTACTTCTCCGAGGGCCGCGATGAGTGCGTCAAGTATCTTGATTGTCTGCTCCATCTATGCTCCTGCCGCGGCCAGTTTCGCCGCGATCTGCGTCTTATGTCCGACCATTCCGGCGATGAGCAGGACGGCGGTTCGTATTGCCGCGATCACTGTCTGGAACTGGGCCGGGATACCGGCCACGCCGAGAGAGGTCAAAACCCTGATGAATTGATTCACTACCTGATCGTCAAAGGCTGTGAACAGCGCTTCGATCTCGCTCGCCGGAGGCGTAGTTGATCCGTATTGCTGTTTCAGCCTGAGAACGGTCGCGTCAAAGGCTTGTCCGGCCTGGGCCAATGCAAGCCAGCCTTGTGCGATCTGATTCTTTTGAGCGAGCGTAATAACCCTGCTATTAAACAGGTCGCGCGTGATATTCACGCCGGTATTGGCATAGGTCGCGATCTTGATAGACGACGACTGGGCCTTATCGAGCGTTTTCGCCGGACATCCGGTCGTGATGCCGACCAGGAAAACGGCCGCGATGACCAATAAGGTGGTAAGGAACGTTCTGAGTCTGTACATACTTTCTCCTTTAGCTTTTATTCTTCGAGACGCCGCCGATCAGGAACGCCGCGAGTGCCAATCCGAACGATATCGGGGCCGCCGCATCTGCATTGAACCCGAGTATCGCGAGCAACGCACTGAGGTCCGGCGTTAGTACCGTCAGAGCCGAATAACCGGTGATCAGGATGGCTCCGACAACAAAACGGCTCCGATTGTCATAGAACCATCCGATAACGTCAAAGCCGTCTGTTTTTGACCGAAAGCCATACACGAGCATAACGACCGTGGCCGAAATGAAGATGGTCAAGGCGTTGAGTGCCGCTACGCCGATCGGTATTACTGTGGCAGTGTGCATATTTATCTCCTTTGCTCAAAGTTTGGGGCATTATCGCCATTTAAGGCTGTAATGATCCTTTTTCCGCAGGCGATCCAGATCGAAATGAGGATGATCGCAGCGACGATCGCCCCGAGCAGTTTCCCCCAATCCATTTCTTCCTTCATCGCCATCTTGTTAAATACCGGAAAGTCCGGCTGATCAACCACGTGCATTCCGGCAAAAACGGCGGCAATGTTGCCTGCAACGTGGCCTTGGAAGTCTGCTTGTTTGCAGATTATTGGCGGGCTATCTGGTGAGGATAACGGCGCCGCCTGAGACGCGCGAACTTCCCGGTACTATTCGTCATTTATTGACTTCCAAACCGCCGCCAACCCTCCGATTCGATAAAGATTCTGAATACGGCTCAAACTGTATCCGAGCGTACACTGTACATGCGGCAGGTCCTTGAACCGCTTCCATGAGCCGCCCCATTCCAGCCCGACCTTGAATGCCAGATCTCCGTACACGCGGAACTTCGCCTCGTCCCATGAGACCTTGCCATCAATGATCGGGGCCAGGTCAAAGGCCAGTCCATAATTATGAAGCGATTGACCGCCGCGAGCATTAGTGACGATCTTTCCGGGCTTGGATCGTCCTTGAGCATAGAGATCGTCTTGTTCGGCGAACGTGCGGAGACCCTGTACGATACGCAATTGCAACCCGATCAGTGATGCTTCCGCAATGAACCGTGCTCCGCGTTTTTGCAGGATCGGAGCGACTTTTGCAAGGGCGGCGGCATTGAGCCGTTCGGTATTCGAGCCGGGAAAAAGCACGCTGTCGCTTGGTGCCGGCGTTGCCACGACCTTTTCGGTGATCGGCGGTGCATCGAATCCCGCGAAACCTCGAGCGACCGCTTGCGAGATCGTCATATCGCCGACGATGCCGTCCTCGCGAAGCACGCACATCTTCTGAAAGCCTTTAGTTGCGGCCTCGGTCGTCGGGCCAAAGTCGCCGTCAGCGGTCACTTCAGAGAATCCCTGTATCAACAGGAATGACTGCCATTGCTTCACGTAATCGCTTATATCTCCTCGTTTTATTATCATTGCTTTATCCTAATCTAACGGGTACGGGCAGCCTGCCGAAAAACTTGAAAAGAAATACTTACAGGTGATCGACGGCAGCGGCACTACCTCGTAAACACAAAATTGCGGACAGGTACTCGCCGGTGTGTATCCCAGGCCGATCGGAGTTGCTACGGTGAGGCTGTTGGTAGCCAGATTGACCGACATAGCCGCGGTGTACGTCTGGTTGCTCAAGACCTTGGCCCCGAAATAGTCCTGTACGTTCCTGATCTCGAACTTCTGCCCGACCGTCAGCCCTGCCGATGCAAGCGAGACTGTGACCGGATCCGACAACTGCCAGTTGTAGACGACTATCGTTGCCCTTCCAGCCTCGTAAGCGTTCGGCAAAACAGCCGTGACGTTCGTGCTTGGAGCGAGCTGGTCGTAGGTGCTGGTCGTATCGAAGCCGGACCACTGCTTCCAGCCTTTGCCGGTGCCATTTCCAACATCATCGTAGGTCAGAATTCCACCGCCAAAACGGTTCGTCAGCGTATTGATCGCAAACGAGTAAGGCACGCTCCCCGCCCCGAGAACGCCGAGGTCGTGGTATTCGTTGTTGTTCCAGGTATATGAGGCCGTCCCCACTCCGGAATTGTTGATCGTGGCGAGCGTATTGCCGGAGTAGAAGTGGTTCCCAGTCACCACCGCGTCGTCAAAACCGATAACGGACAGGGCATCGCTCCCGCCCATTATGTAGTTGTTGGTGATCGTCAGACCGGTTCCGCCACTCGAGATATATCCGGCTTTGATGTTCCCTTCTTCTGTAACCGCTGTCGGCGGCTGATAAAGGTAGTTTCCGGTGATCGTACCGTTTTGAGGCGGATTGACCGCCGTACCGATCGTGATACCGACAAATCGGTGAAAGGCGTTGTAGCCTGCAGGATTCCCGGTAAAATTAGCAGGCGAGCCGTTGTTGAAGCTGGTGTTGGTCGTGAACGTAATGTTATTCGCGTATCCGCCCTCGCCGTAGCCTTTCATTCCGGTCGCAAAGTTGTTAAACGAAATGACGTTACTGATGGTCTTGGTACCGGTGTTGTTCTGAACGTACAGGCCGTGGCCGTTCCCGCGATTCGGGTCAACGTGGCCGTTGTTGTAAACGATCGCTCCGTAGACCGTGACATTCGTGGCCGTCTCCACCAGAAAAAAACCGTCCTGGCAATCGTGAACGATGACGTTAATAAACGTGCTGCTCGGACCGGTTACCCAAAAGCCTTCCCCGCCCTTGCGTCCGCTGGCATCTCCGAGCGTTGCAAATGATCTGTTCGGGTTTGAGTCCATTACCTCAAAGTCTCGATAGGTCGTGCCGGAACCGTTGACCGTGAATGTATTACCTTTCGCCCAAACGGTCGTTCCTGATGCGTGTGAGGTCGCTGTCGTGCCGTTCCAGCCGCGGATAATGTTCACCACGCTTCCGGCAACACTGGTCACATATACGTCTTCATTCTCGATCGCCAGCACTGTGCCGTTGACCATCAGCCCGGTATCGCCCACCGTAACCGATGTAACTGACGCGTTGATGCTCCCGCTGGTCGTGGTCGTGCGGTATCCGTCGATGATCGCCCATTCGTTCGGGAAGCTCTTGACCGTCGAACTGACAAGAGAGCTTACATATCTGCCGTAGTAGGTGCCTCCGCGAAGATACAGCGTGTTGCCGTTGATCGCGGTCTTGGCGAGAGCGGTATCAAGAGAACAAGGCGAACCGACCGAACACGTCGAGCCCGATCCGGTCGTGGACGCGTAGTAGTCAGTGGCAAGCGCCGAATAAACGCTTAACAGTGACAGGCAGATAATGAGTATCAGTCGCTTCATTACGGGCATCCTGAGATCTTCGTGCTGAAAAAGTAATGACAGGTAAGCGTCGGCGTCAGATAGTTCACGTCATAAACTGTTGCGACACCCGCGGCCGGCATCGTAAACACGACCGTTCCGCCGCCTGAGATCGTTTGATTTGATAGAGCTTGGTCGTAAGCTGACGGTGCATTGGTCCCGTCTCCGGTCGTGTACCTAATCCCGTAGGTCCCGGCAGGAAGTCCGGCTACTGTGATCGTCCCGCTCGTCAGACACTTGATCGGCATTACATAGGTGCCGTTCGCATTAACGAACGGAACCCCTTTGAAGTTAGAACTGGTATTCGTGACCGACTTCATTACTGCCCCAATCCGGATATATTTGAAGTAGTGCCGAAGATACTTACCCATTTTACTGAGAGGAACCGCCCACGGCGTTGTATTGTCTACAAAGAAGTAAGCAGAACCCCCATCGTAGTATGCCCCTGGCGGAACGTCAGGGTGTGGAAATGCAACCGTGTACTGTTCCCAGGACGACACTCTGCCTTCTACCAGATCTTCATACAGGTCAAGATGAGTCGGTGTGCTACACCCGTCCGCCCCAGCGCACTCGAGCATAGCCGCGTTGATCCCATCTCCCTCGGCAGTCGTCCTGATGGCGTTCAGGTGGCTGGTGTCCATCGCCACGTATTTATGGAAACCGATCTCGTTCACAAGTCCGACTATCCCGGCGTTGTGGCCCTTCATCGCAATGTAATCAGGATCTGACTGCGGGCCGGATGTGTCGGACGGCGTGATCCATTTGATGCCGGTGTAGCCGTGAGAAACAAGCAGGGCATCGGCGGCCACGATATCGTCGGAAAGGTTGTTTGTAGTCCACGCGCTGCCTGCCTGATTATCCCGCTCGAGGATCGATTCGATCGCATTCGGCAGGAACCCGTAGGTCGTATAGAAATCTGCGACAACGTGGTCGACAAGGTAAGCGTACTCTGACGGGACCGCCTCGGCCTGGTACCCTGCGGACTTAAAATCGACAATACATATCGTAATGTACGGCGTCTCACCTTGAGCCGCCAAGAGCGTCATATATGGCACGATCAGGTCGTCCATTGCGTGATGAACGCGGTCGTAGTGCCATTGGCCGCTGGTAGCCGTTGACGGCTGGATCGCCGCGTTACCCGAGTCGATATCAAATCCGGTCGCATTTACGTCCGCCATCGAAAATTCGATACGAAAACGGTTGAGCCCGAAGTCAGCCATTGCAGCCAGAAGGGCTGTTTTATAGTTCGCGTAGGTCGTAGACGGGTACTCATACGCCCCTGCGGTCGCATTGTTGTCCTGCCCGGCCTCAGCGGTCGCTTCCCATCCTTTCCAGGTCTGGTAAGACGTACTTCCGACCGTGACCGTTTGAGCAATGGAGCTTAACGTCAGAAACAGAGAGAGAGTTATCGTAAGTAGTGCTTTCATAATTTTACGGATCTATGCTGATCCCTGCGGTCGCCCAGGAATTATTGCTGCCGGTAAAAGTCGTGGTCACAGATGAAGCTCCCGCCGCGGTAGCTCCGCCGCCGCGAGGCGTGTCGGTTCCAAGGATCGCGTTCCAGCGGAGTGTCTTGTTCACCGTAAGCGAAGTGCTGCCCGCGTCGATCGTGGCCGCCAGGACCATACTGCTTGTCGTGGACGTAACTGTTACCGCAGGGTTTGCTGAGCTTCCCGTCGCACTCGCAAAGCCGGATGTAGGCGTCGACGCGTTGACACCCGTAAAGCTGACCGAACCGATCGATGTACTGTTCGGTGGACCGCCCATCGTGACTACCACGTTATGAGCCCCGGTCGCAGGGTTAGCAAGTCCCCAAAGCTGAACGCTGTAAATGCCGTTCGTGGCAGTTCCAAGCGAGGACATAGCCACGCTGTTGTACGTCACCCCGCTGACCGATCTGCCTGCCGAATTGAGAAACGAGATGCCGACGACCAGGTAAAGATTACTGCCGGTACAGGTGTGCGAATACGAGAAACTTCCGCCGTCCCCGGACGTCGAGGCCGTCGCATCGAAGGTTACCCCACCCCCGCCTCCGGTCGTATGAACGGTGCCGGGCCCTGGCCCCATACCGCCCTGGGCTTGCAGCCCGAGCGGGACCACCAAGAGTAGTAGTAGAGTAAATAGTAGAGATCTAAGTAGAACTTTCATTATCGAACCACTCTCCAATTAAGCGTGATCGCTCCGGGCGTGATCGAACTCGCTGTATTATTGCAGACCTTGTAGTTGACGTTGCCCGATGACGGATAAGCGATGATCGTCAGCATTCCTGCCGTTGCCGGCGCGTAGCCCGTAACCCCTGTCGGATCTCCATTGAAGCCCCACCAGATAACGTCAGTGGTGGCCGTTCCGGTCGCGGTCGTTGTGACCACCGTTGCACACGTACCGGATGATATAGCACTCGTTCCAAGGGCAGATGTGCCGCTTGCGACCGTGTAGCTCAGAGTTGCGGAAGCTGCGGGAAGGACCAGGTTCGATGTTCCTAATGCTCCGGTCGTCGGTGCGAGGTTGATCGTGCCGCTGGTCGCATTGTTGAACGATACCGAGCCGACATTCGATCCTGATGTACCTAGTGTCAGCTTGCTCGTTCCGTCCGTAACGATGCCTGCGACTACCTTCGTGTCGGTCGTGCCTGCACCGAGAACGACGCTGTTGGCCGTCAGAGAGCCGCCCGATGCCGTGACCGTACCAGAACCGCCCGGCGTCGCCCAGGTGTTGTCACCGCGTAAATAGGTCGAGCTTGAAGGCGTCCCGGTGGCCGAGAGCTTTGCAAGCCCAAGCGATCCGTCCGGCACGCTCGCCGTTGCCGTTCCGGCACCGTGCGACCAGGTAACAGTGGCCGAGTTCGTCAGCGTCTTTGTCTCCCAACCATTGTTTGAGCCGTTGATTCCAAGTACCTGATTGGCCGATGATCCGGCAGTTGAGGCTTCGGGAATCTCGCTCCAAGTGTTTGTTGCCGTACATAGTGAAGTACGTCCGTCGGTCGAGATCATATAGACGTCACCGACCGTACAGGTTCCGGGCAAAGACGTTCCGGTTTGCACCGCTGTCGCCGTTCCGCCACTTCCTGCCGGTGTCGCCCACGTACCATCACCACGCCAATAGGTTGACGAGCTTGCGGACGTACCGCTGTTCAGGTTTGTGACCGGCAGATTGCCTGTGACCTGAGACGCAAGGTTGATGTTCGAGATCGTATTCGACGCACCGCTGATCGTCTTATTCGTCAGCGTATCGGTCGTTGCACGTCCTACGAGCGTATCCGTCGCGGTCGGAAGGGTAAGCGTTCCGGTGTTTACTATCGAACTGAAATTAGGCGTTGTCAGAGCCGGAGAAGTGCCGAAGACAAGAGCTCCCGATCCAGTCTCGTTGCTTATCACGCCTGCAAGCTGTGCCGAGGTCGTAGATGCGAACTGAGACAGCGGGTTCGTTGTCAGAGCGTCACCTGTGCCGCCTCCGGCCACCGTGATCGTCAGAGCGTTCGTCGCCCTTGAGCAGACTATGCCCGCTCCAACACAGTCAACACTTGTTACCGTTGCCGATGTGCCTAAATTTGTACCTTCATCCTTGAACTGGATCCCGTCATTCTTGCCGTTGAACGTGCTGAAATTAGCTGACGAAAGCAGGCCGCGAACTGATGCCGATGCGGTCGGAAGGTTGAAAGTATGTGTCGAGCCGCTCGAGCTGATGGTGAAGTCCGTGCCGGCCGTGCCGGTCGCGAAACTTTGCGGATCGGCCGTCAGGCCGTTAAGCGTCAAGATGCCGGTTCCGCCCGAACCTATCCAGTTCGTCCAGGTGTTTGTGGCTGAACAGAACTTGAATAGATGGATGGTCGTGTTGTAGTAGGTTGATCCTTCTGCGCAGGTTGCCGGATCTGCCGCCCTTTTCCCTAAATATTTTGGCGCAGGCGTCGGCCCGATCTGTGCATAACCGGTCCACGACAATGCAAAAAGGATCGCCAGTACAAAGAAAATTCGCTTCATGTTTACTCCTTAGTTTCGTATCGCCGCTTGGATCGTGATCGAACCTGATGCGGCGTACAGGAATGTCGTTGAGAGGTCATCACCCTTCACGAGAATGAACCCTGACGACAGTCCGGCGGTCGCGCCGAACGGAATGCCGTCAGTTGACGTCAGCAGACTGCTGTCATTCGAAGATGTAAAATGAATGTAGCAATCGATCGCCGCGTCCATGTTTTGCAGATATCCGCCGACCTGTACGATTGCCGGGCCTTGATAACCCGCAGCAACAAGAAGACTTAACAAATTGACAAGTCCGCTTGCGTTCGCGACGGTCAGCGGTTTCGTGATGTTGTATCCCATAATTGCTCCTTAGAATCCAAAGGCTGCCGCTCCGCCCGCTGCTCCGCGTAATATCTGCCCGAGCAGCGACGGCTGCGGCGGACGGCTCCAGATCGTCGTGTAACGCTGGTTCTGCATCTGGGCGTTGCCCATCTCGCGGTTCTGGTCCATACCCGCTCCCCATTGGAGTCCGCTTTCTGCCGCCTGATGCGCTCCCTGAACGCTGTTGTAGAGGTCGCCCTGTGCCTGCTGCTTCTGCCTTGCCTGAGTTTGCTGTGCGATCAGGCCGAGTTGACGGCTGTTGCCGCCGGACAGTTCGTTTTGGCTCAGTAGGCCCTGCCCTGTGTAGTTCTGGTTGTTCGCGACCGACGAATCGAAAAGATTGAGATAAGGGTTAAGCTCTTTAATGTTGCGAACGTCGGTGCCCGAATCAAGGGCGTTCAATAAACGCGTGTTCCGCTGGTCGAGCAGCGTTTGCGATGCCGATGCCTGAACTGGTGCCGGAGCTGCGTATGATGCCGGTGGAGGGTTATTGCCGCGTCTTGATCCCATATAAATCCTTTTGCAAAAACAAAAAAGCCGCCAAGTCTTATACTCGGACGGCTTTACCTAATTCTGGTCTTGGGCCTTCTAACTGCGACGTTACCAGGCCAAAAGCGCTAACAGATCGCTGGTTGTCGCATGCTTTTGAGCGGCACGGTGCTCATCTAGCCTCATTTTACACATAATGAAGCAAATTACAATCTTTTCTTTGCAATATTTCTTCGCCAGAAGTCGCCGCTGATGGGTTCCATCCCGAGAGAAGCATATAATTTTCCGAATCTCGGCTCGCTGGCAAGCGTTCCGACGACGGCGTTGCCTTCATAATTGTCGCGGATCTCGCGTATCAGCGGCATAACGACCTCGATCGACCTGTCACGGTACGCGGGTGCGGCGTATATCTGCCCGACCATCTTGATGTCCTCGGCGAGTACGAATCCGGCGAGTTTCCCGTCGTCGATCGCCACGAATATCTCCGAATTCTCCGGCTCTGGCAGGTCTGAGTCGAATTCCTCGCGGAATATCCGCTTCAGGCGTTCGTATTTGTCCGCCGGCAGGCGTTTTACGACGATCATACAAGGATTATCTCATCCCCGGACTTGCGGTTGTGGGCGACGGCCTTCGTGAACTGCGGTTCGAGGCCGAGAGCACGCCGTAAGCGGTTTCTGGCTCTCTCGACGGCCTTACGCCATCCGGTAAGCTGTCCGACGCAGAATGTCTTGCCTCCGCGCAGTACGAGCGTCCTGACGGGCATCGGTTCGTCTGTGTGGTCGAATACCTGGTACCTTGTGATCTCGGCCTGCTTCTTGCGGTCACGGCGCCATCCCGATATCTCGTCGCCGAGTGTCAATTCGCTTATCGGCGTGCCTTTTCGGTCGGCCTTGCTCGTGATGAACCGTTCCGACGGGCTGCATCGCCACTCGACGCCGCTCGATAGCTGTGTATCGATCAGGGTCTTCGTCCATCCGGGCACGATATCGACGACACGGTGGACGCGGTTGCCCGAGAACACGTACATTCCCGGCTCGATGTCGCCGATCGGCAGTTCATGCAGTCCCGCTCCGAACTTGTCACAGACCAGCACTGGTGTGTCGAGCGTAAAGCACGATCCGCCCTGGCCGCCGCTCGTCGTCGGCAGGCTTGTCGGCGTCTGGCTCAGGATCTTGTTAAGGTCGCGGGCCGATCTTTGCCAGCCTCCGTCCGATGTTGACAGCATCACGCGGTCGAACGTCAGTTCGCGGGCGTCACCCGTCGCTCCCTCGATGCCGAACCGCAGCCATTGCTTGCCGGTCGTCAGGCTCGAGTCGTAGGTCGCGGGGATCTCCATCGACATCAGCACGTTCTGCCACGTTCCCGTTCCCGTCAGCGTGAATTCCCGTGAAACGGCGTAAGCGACCGGCCGCAAGGCTCCTGCCGTCGGCAGTGCCACGGGCGTCTCGCCTTCGTCAGTGCCGTAGTCGTTGTAGTCATGTGCGCCGTTGCGGATCGTGAAAATACGCTTGACCACGCCGCCCGTTTCGCGATAGATGCGGTAATTCAGGATGTTCGGGGCGTTTGTCCACGTCAGGCGATTGTAGTTCGACGTCGAGAGCGTCGCGTTGCCGTTCGCAAAGGTTGCCACGTTCGACGCCACGGTCGTTCCGTCGTCGAGGTCGGCGAGTATGCAGTAATTGTAGGTCGTTGCCCCGGTCGTTCCGACGGGTCCGGCGGTCAGCGTCAGGTTCGAACTTTCGAGGAACCGCTTCTGCGTGCTTGTCGAGTCAAATATGCCGAAACTGATCCGGTACGGGCCGCCCGGCGTCGCTCCGCTCCGGCGTGAGACAATCAGGCGGAAATAGAACGTCAGCCCGGCCCTGATAAAATTCAGCGGCAGCGGTGTTGCGATGTCCCATGCGTCGGTCGCGGTATTCGAGCCGAGTTCGCCCCAGCCGTTCGTGCGGTCCCATCGCGGGATTATGCTTAATGTGCCCTCGTTGGCGGCGTAGAGCGAGTGTCCGGCGAATTTCAAGGCGTTGGCCGCACTTTCCGCCAATGTCGTACCCATCCACAGCACGGCGTTCGTCAGCGTGCCGTTAACGTTCAACGGCGTTGTCATCCCTGCGTCGGAATACAGCAGTGCGGCTCCGTCCGATGCGTTCCGGTTGATATAGCCCGAGATCGCCGCCCCGCTTGCCGCTCCGTTCAATAGAACGAAGTCCATCGGGTACGTGAACGTCGATTGGAATGGGTTCGATGCGCTTGTGACGGCGTTGCTTGCCGCGGTCGTCGCCAGGTCCGTGACCTTTATGAACCGCTGGCGATAGAAGTTGTAGCATTCGTAGTCAGCGTCGCCCGCTCCCGATGCAATGTAGCCGTTCTTTGAGAAGTCGAAGTCGGAGTTGTCGACGTAATTCGCGGCGATGACCGTGACCGGATCGTCGGCGTCCGGTGCGTTCGACGGGTCGTAGGGAAGTATTGTCCGAGTGCGCGGATCAATGCCCGACCGGTTGCGGGTGTTGATCGCAACCTGCACCAGTTGGTCCTTGATCGGAGTATCGGATGTGAACTTCCCCATGACCGTCGCAATTAACCAGCTACGCCTACCTCTCCCTCGCCTTCGATGCTCAAGGAAGTATTGGCGCTGGCTCCGCCGACAAGAAAGTCCGTCGTGTCAAGCCGAAGCATTCCGTACCAGTCGAGATAACTGTTGGCCGCGATACTTACGCCCTGAGCAATGACTTCGGTCCCGGCGGCATTCGCTCCCGTAGCTCCGAGCCAGAACGAGCAAGTCACGGCTCCGGCCGTCTTATTGACGACGCGTATGTGCTTGAGAATGATGTATTGGCCTGACGATCCTCCGTTCACGCCGCCGCTTGCAGCGGCCGGATTGAGTAAATTGGTCGTGAGCGTATTCGTTAAAGCGATTGGCCCGAATCTGAAAGTTTTGTTTTGCGGCATATGATGTCTCCTGTTATCTAAAAGTTAAAGTACTCTGAGCCAGCGGCAGGTCGCTCCCGCTTTTGCAACGATGGCCGACGACGAAATTTCCGATGCGAAGCGGGCGACCACAGTGCCGTTTGCCGACGGCGTGATAATTCCCCAGATCGTTGCGATGTTGCCTGCGGTCAATGACGATGCACTTGCTGCGGCCGGCGTATCATAGGCCGATGCGCTGTTGTTCGTCAGCGATGTCGCCGTCAGTGTATATTCTGAGCGATAGGCGAGCAGCGTCGGGGCGGCGGGGCCATTTATAGACCACCGCGAGCCGGTGGTCGTTGCGGCCGATGTGTACGGAATAATGAATTCAAACCAGTACGTCTGACCCGCAATAACGGAAAATGATAGCCCCGTGACATCGGCAATAGTATTTGCGACGGCATTATTGTTGGTAACGTCCGCTCCCAGCACAACGACAGACATGGCGTTCGAGACCAGTATGTTCGGCGGCTGAATGAAGATCAGTTCGGCTTCCGCCGGGTAGCCGTCCTCGCCGGGAAAGCCGCGAGGCCCTTGTGCCCCGTCTATGCCGTCTGCCCCTTTGCCTCCTGCGACACCCTGCGGGCCTACCGGACCAGGGATCATCCATCCTTCACCATCTATTCCATCAAAGCCTGCAAAGCCCATCGGCCCCTGTACGCCTTGAGTTCCATCGGCTCCCTTTCCTCCAGCCGGTCCAGTGGGGCCGGGTATCATCCAGCTTTCACCGGGAACTCCGTCCTCTCCGGGTATCATAAAGCCGCCGCCCGATCCTGAGCCTGCACCGCTGCCCGCCGCTGCCGCGTCAAGGGCTTCCTGAACGGTCGAGCTTGCAAGGAACCCGCCCGGCGTGTACGAAACTTCCGCCGCCGGTATCCGTTCGCCAACACGCTCGTTCGGCTGTGTCAGCAGGTCGTGAAAATAGTCTTTGTTGGCGCTGTTCATGGCTGTTTATGGCTATTTCGCGACCTTGCGGCCGTATCCGGCAACGTCGATCATCTCAAAGCCCGCGTCGGACGTTCCGGCGGTCTGTTTGAGATAGATGCACCAGCTTGAAAGATCCGGTATCAGTCCTTTCCACGGCGGCAGGCGGATCGGCGATCCTGCTACCGGCGTGATCGTTGTCGATAGCACCGGCGTCACCAGACTTTCGTTCTTGAATACCTTGAGCGTGATCGGGTTGGTCGTGTCGAACCGTCCCTTGATGTCGATCTGGCGGATGTACTCGGTCTCCGTCTCAGGGAAGTGCCAGTCGGTGTATATCTCCATCGCCATGCCCGTTCCGGCGTTGAATTGGTAGAGTTTTATCGAGGTCGTGCCCGAATCGAGGCATGCGATATACAGCGAACCGAGATGAGTCACCGCCGCGACGATATTGCCGGTTACCTGGCCCGTCAGGTCGAGCGGTGCCCCTGCCTTATTGAGCGTTGTATTGAACGGGATGATCGTCAGGCCGTTCATGATGCACAGCGTTTGATGGTTCTCGTCCCATCCGAGCACTGTATTGGCGTCCGACCAGCTTTCAATGTCGTCGACAAAGCCTGCCGCCCAGGTCGAGTCCGGGTTGCCGTTGTCGTCGATCCGTACCAGTCCTTTTGTGCCCGTCTTCGCGTACAATCGGCCGCCTTCGGCCACCACCGCGTTATGCGGGTAACTGACGCCGGTCGTGCCCCAGAGAGTTTGATAGCTGATCGCAGGTTCGCCGCCCGTGTATGCAATAACGCCGAGCGAGTTCTTCCCGAAGCGGTAGTAGAATCCGTCGCCGCCCCGCAGCAGGCACGTCGGGCTATCGGGCGGAAAGGCAAGCCAGTCGGCGGGGAATTCTTCGGGCCGGAGCGGTAGGCTGCACGCGATGACCGTGCCCGGAGCACCTGCCGAGACGCCCGAAACGGTATCGCCGTAGCATCCGTCGACAAATACTGAGTTTCCGAGAGCTCCGACAAAGATGCACGCCGGCGGCGGATAGGATTCGATCGGCGCAAGCGGTTTACCCACAAGGTCGCCGTCCGCCCATTCGATCTCGTAAGACCGCGGCACCGAATCAATGGTCGTCAAACTTGCTTCGGCCACTTCCTGCAATAGAAAGTACGGGCCGGTCGTGCCGAAGTTCCGCGGCGTTACGCAGATGCCCCAGCGGTCCCCGCCGTTCGTGTCCGCCGCCGGGAACGTGACCCGCATCGACTGTCCGATGTTGTTGTCCTCGACGGCGATCGCGTAGTTCGATGCGAGGCTGGCGTTCGAGCGGCATCCGGTCGCTGTCCTGATCTTATAGACCTGAACGGTGTACGTGCCCGCCTTCAGTTTGCCCGTCATGCCCGCCCCGAGGCTTGTCCGCGTCGCGATGGTCGGGGCCGACGGCTGGCTGAGTCCCGCCTGATACAGCGAGCCGCCGAATGCACCCGACGCGAGCAGTTTCAGTTGGAGAATGGATGATGCGGTCGCTCCGGCAATGGCCGCTCCGTCGTAATAGAGTTGCCCGGTTCCCGCAAAGAACAGTCCGGCCATGACCCTGACGACCGATCCCGAACCGCTGCTGTCAGCATAGGATCCGAGTCCGCCGTATGAGTTGCCCGCGTTGCACATGAACCGTGCACCGAGCTTACCGGCTAGAAGAAGCGGCAGTTTGGCGGCCTGCGGCTTTCCGGCACCGGTTATCAGCACGTTCTTCGAGCCGCGCGATAGGATGTTCGGCTTTTCGGTGCTTTGAATCCCGCTGGACTCGTATTCGAGCGGAATATATCGTGCGAGTCGGTTGCGTTTCATCTATGCCCGTAATACCTCCGCGTCGCTTGCCCCTTCCGGCCCTTCGGGAAGCGGATTGCTGCCGACGAACGCCCAGTTTTGGCACCGATTACACTCGACCAAGTAGCCGAATTGGTGATGTTTGAGCGAGTTGACCTCTTTGATCGCCCGATAACGCGGCAACCGGATGGTTTTGCCGTTCACGGTCTCGAGCGGCGGGCTGCAAGGGCACTCGCGGCCGTTAAAGATCGCTTCTGCCGCCTTTTTGTAGAATGCACGCTCTTCCTTGACGCCGGTCGTCCGGCTTGCTTGCAAAAAATGCCCCTGGGCGGCCTGTGCCTCGGCCAGTTGGCTCTTGAGACGCATCTTTTCAGCCGGATCCTTCGTCGCCCGCAGGCTTTGCCGCAGCGTCGGCTCGATCGCCTGTGCCCGTCCCGCTTCCTGCTCGGCCGGCGAAAGCCTTGCCCGCGAGTTGAACTCTTGACGCAGGCGTTCCTGCCGATGTTTCTCTCGGGCAATGTCCTCTTCCGGCAGTTTCAGGAAATCAGGTAGTTCCATTGTCGCTATTTCGCCCCGTTATCCCTGTTTCCAAGTGTTTTCTGCATCGACGGTTGGGATAGCTGCCCGTCTTTGATCCATTTCAGTTCGGCCATGCCCATTTGCATGTAATATTCGAAAATATCCGAGATGTCGCCGTCCTTCTTGAGTTTTGCTATCGAAAGGTCGATCGCCACCGGGTAACGGCTGTCCGGCAGCAGCGTGTAATCGGCCTCGACGAAGTTCGCGATGTCCGCAACGGCCGAAAAGCCCGTGAAATAGATCGTCTGGCCGTCTATCGCGTAGAATCCCGCAAGTTTCGAGTGGTTCCCGCCGCTCGAGGCGTTATGTGCGACCTCCGAGTAGTAATTGTTCGGGTTCGCCCGGTACGCCGCGATCTCTTCGCTCGATTTACGCTTGCCGGTGATGGTGTAGGACGCCCCTGAGTACGGCGTAATCCTCGGGACGCCGATCGGCCCGTAATGAACGGGTATCTGCGAGCCATGCGTCAATGCTCCGGCGGTCGTGAACAGTCCGCGCAGCGGATGGCCTTCCGTCTCGCATATCGCCTGCATGATCGTCGTCACGGCGGACTGTATCGCACGGTCCAGTTCTTCTGTTGCGTAGGTCGTGTCTCCGAGCGACGTCGTATAGGACGGCGTGGTCGCGGAATCGCGAACGGCCAGGCCCATCGTGGCTATCACCTGTTTTTTGACGATATTGAGGTCAAAAGCCATAAGCGTCTCCCTAGAAGTTCACCGTGAACCGGCGGCGGCCCGTATTGAGGATCTGTGCCCGGTCATTGAACGGGCGTCTGGTCGTCGGGCCTGTTCCGCGTTGGCTTCTCCGCCATTTGTCGATGCGTTTGAGCGAATCTTCCCGCCGCATTGCGAGATACTGCATCTTTGATGCCTTTTTCTGCATGAATTCCGGCGACTGGTTGTCGATCAGTTCCCCGGCCTCGAGTGCGATGTCGTAAACCAGCACCGGCTCGTAGATCGACGGCAGATCGACGACCTCGCTCGACGTTGCGATGTTGCTGCTCAGTTGTCGATAGACGATCCGGAACATGTACGCCGAAACGTCGCGGTTGACGACCATCGTCAGGGCGGGCGGTACGCCGTAGAACGACACGAAATCGCCGTCGCCGCGTTCGACCGCGTCGTTCCAGTTCTCGAATGATGCGACACGCTCTTCCTGCCAGTCATCCTCGTTGGTCGATGTCGACGACCGCGATTCGACACGGCTGACACGCGAAACATCGTCGATGATTTCCGAAAGGTCTTTCTCGCGGGCGGTACTCGATGCGAATGTGAACGTATCGGACTTCGCCGTAACAAAGCAGGCGTCGGGCGTCAGGTCGAGGTCGAGGAAACGGGCCGAGATGCACCGGTTGGCGCAGTCCAGGAACGTCTCCGGCGGCAGTTCCGTGAACGGCGGGTTCTGCCAAAAGTCGAGGGCCTGTCTTAGTACCTTTGCGATGTCCATAATGCTCCTCTCCTAGTTCGTCTTGGTCAAAATGAGCGACGATCCCCTTAACAGTTTTGTCGCCGAGGCATCAAACACGCTCTGGCCCGCGTATATCAGGAACGTTCCGCCCGCGTTGATCTCGGTCGTGCCCCGGATCTCCACGACGCCGCTTGTGCCTAGGACGATCCCGGTCGTTCGTACCGATTGGCGGCCGCCGGACTGCAATACACCGCTTGTGTTCCGGGCGAGGTATTCAACGATGATGTTCGTATCAGTCGACGTGCCGTCGATCTTGGCAAAGAAATCAGCCGAGCCTGCGCAGTCAACGTAAAGCATCGCTCTGAATTCGTATCTGCCGGATGCTTCGACCTGAACCGAGAGCGACGTATTGCCTGAATCCCCGCTATCCCATTGTTGATCTGCGACCGTTTGCGACCGCAGCAGGGAAGCGAGCGGGTAGAATCCCGCGATGATCTGCTCCTGCGTATATGTCAGCCCCGGCGTATTCAGTACCGCAGCACTGTTGTGTGCGACGAGCTGGGCGAACGATATCGTCGTCCCGAGGCTCGTCGGAACGCTCCAATGCTTGAACACGTAGTCACGCTGGATGCCCGACGAATCGAATATCACGCCGGTATAGGTCGCATCCGGGTTGTCGGAGTCGGTCGTCGAGTCGATGGTGATCTGCGGAACGGTAATGACCGTTCCCGCCACCGTGCAACTGATCGTCTTGTACCAGATCGAGCCGCCCGCCTTTGACTTGTAGATCCGCACGCCGTCCGATGTCAGGAACGACTTGTCGGCGTAGATGCGGATGCTCGCGGTCGAGCCGCCGCCGTTATAGTTCGGGATCGTGAACGAATTGACTACGATTGCTGACATTTTCTACCTCGTTATCGGCGTATCAGGCCGCGTGCGACTTGCAAAACTCTCCTTCGACGGCCTTGTTCTTGCATGGTTCGCCGCGGGAGTTGGTCGCGGCGCACTTGGCGGCATCGGTCACGCTCGAGACGAACTCGGCCTTCGGTATCGCGACGGTCTTGGCCGGGGCAGGGGCTTGTCCGGCTCCTGCCGCCATCGCTGCAACGACACCGGCGGTGACGGCGTTCGCGATCTCGCCCGGGCTGACGCTCTGCCCCTGCGGAGCGAACATTCCGGCCGCCTTGCGGGTCGTGAACGGCATGACGTTCGGGATCTCTTCGCCGAGTGCGAGATAACACCGCTGTTCGGCGATCGACAGCGTGCGGTTCGGGTTCTTATCGTCAAGGATGCGTTTCTGGGCCTCGTCGATCCGCGTGCGGGCATTCCGCATGGCGGTCTCTATCGACGCCCTTATCTGCGTTGCAACGGCCAGCACGACCGCCCTGGTGCCCGCGTCGAGGCCTTTGACGTTCGCCTGTACGTTCTCCTGGAGCACTTCGAGCAGGTTCGGCAGGTTCGGGCACGGATGGTCGGGGTTGCCCATGTCTGCGGCGCATTCGACCTCGCTGCCGAAAAGCAGGGTATTCAGGTTCTCGACCGTCTCGTCGTCCTGTCCCGTCATCTTCTCGACGATCACAACGCCCTTGTCGCCGTACTGTTCCTCGAGCTCGCGGCCGATCATGTACGCCGTCCGGTCGTAGCGGTCGTAGTTCTCGGGGTTGTGCTTTGCGTCTAGCGGCGAATTGTTGGTCACGTCATACGCCTTGCCGACGTTGATCCGCAGGCTCTTGACCTTATTGAAGATCACGTTCTGCAAATACAGCATCCCACATGATGCAGGCTTGTTCCGCAGGTCGATGACCTCGAACGGATTGAATATCCAACGGGTCGCATTCGGATTCTCGCCGACGGTACGCTCCGGCTCTTCTGCGACGTTGCCGCCGATGCCGGTCCGCAGGTTGACGTTCTCGGGGGCGAACGCCGGGGCCTCTTCCATCGCGAGCAGGTCTTCGAGGCTGACATTCGGGTTCTGTTCTGGATCGTTCATATTTTTCCTTCCTTTAAGATTTCCGCGATCCGTTTTTTCGGATCGAAACTTCGTTTGATATCAAAATGCACCGGGGCCGGTACGCCGTCCTTAAATGCCTTATCGACGATCTCGCCGATCTCTTCGGCCATCTCTTCCTTGTCGTTCGCCTTTTTCCGGGCTTCCATCGCATTCATTCGGGCGATGCCGTTGCGGATATCGTCGTCATTGAGCGTGTGCCGCAGGTAATTCAGTTGCTCGGCCATCTGGATATCGCGTTCGCTCGGCTCGCGGTAGTGCGAACGGAGGTCGATGCGGCCGTATTCGCCGCCGATCTCCTCGAGCAGTTCGACGAACCACGACTTTTCGTAGATCAGTCCGTTGTACTCTTCGATCACCCATCGGGGCGTAAATATCTTGTGTGTCTCAAAGAACGGTGCGACCGTGCATCCGTCGGGAAATTCAAAGTCCGTCTGCGTCATCGGCACGAACGCCTCGACGCCGTCGACGATGTAGGTGTAGCCGGTCAGCTTGTAGCAGTCTTCGAGAATGTAGTCGTCGGTGTCGCCCGCCCATCTCAGGCGGAATCGCGGCACGCTTCCGATCATGCCGCCACGCCGTTCCAATTCGCGGTTGAACTTATCCGCGTCAAAGCCCGGACGCGGGCTTGCCCACGACGACGGGTCGGCGGTAAATTCGGCGTAAAAGGTTTGGTGTACTTGCGGCATTTGATTTTGTAAAAGAGGGCGGGCGTTCCCGCCCTCAGTCCATATTCCCTCGCTATTAGCCTAGTCTCAACCTAAGTTGGTTTTGTCGAGAGTATCGATCAAGAAGTTCGCCGCGGGCTGCGTTACGAACAAGTTGCCGAAAAAGCCGAAGTAGTACTGATACTGATGCTTGTACGTTCCCGTACCGGGCACCGGCAGCAGATATTCGGACTCTCCGTCACCGAGCGGCAGCAGATTCGGGCTGAAAAGCTCGAACCGCTTGAATGCGGACATGCGGATGCCGAACAGGTTGCGTTCACCGCAGCTATTCGACTCGTAGATGTCCATTCCGCTGATCTGCGTCTTCGAGTACGCGAGATCCATCGTCTGTCCCTGGCGGTTGCCTTCGGTGATGATCGTGTTGAGGGCATAGCCCGCGTTACGATACGCATCGACCTGCTTCGGGTGCGTGACGATAAGATAATCGTTACGCGGCAGATTGACGCCGAGGGCCGCTCGGGCACGGGTCTGGAGGCGGTTGACGAACTTGATATCGAACGCTGCGCCTGCGGCGTAGATATTGCCCTTGAGTTTCGGGTAGTTCGTCACGTCGATGCCCTGCATCGTCACGTTCTGATTCTGGATCAGTCCGTAAACGCCGTTCGGCAGCAGGTCCCACGAGCCTTCCCAAACCATGAAGTCGCCTGCGGTAGCATTCGTCGGAACGCTGTCGAAGGTGACGACGCCGGTCGTCGGGTTGACGGCCGTTACGGTCGAGACCGCTGTCGCCGTGTTGTGGATCACGCCGGCCGACGAGTAAAAGTTCACTCGTGCACCGATCGGGATCTCATCTACCGGCCAGTTGGCGGTCGACGGTGTCACGGTCGCGGTTCCGGCGGCACCGGTCACGCACGAGGCGATCGCGTCTGCCAGTTTGCCCTTGCCGTCACGGAAGCAGCACTGGTCGAGGAAATACTTGAAGCTGTCGGTATGTGCCGCCACCTTCTCCCCGAGCATGCCGCCGAGTTTGAGCTTGTTGGCCCGCCCGTTAACGGTCATGGCATTGGTCTGCCAGTGAGCGAAGCCCGAGAACTCGCCCGTCGAATACGCGGCCTTAAGAGCCGGTACCCACGCCTTGTACTCGCCGTTGACGGCGGCCGGCATGGACTGGTTCTCAGAACCGCCCTGGAACGATCCCTGCCGAAGCGTCTCGACCGGGTACTTACCGCCGCGGTTGTTGATCTCCTCCGGCGTCAATTTGTCGAACATCATCATCAGGATCGCTTCGTTGTGAAACGATCGGTTGACGATCGGGCTGAATTTCTCGCCCATGAGTGAATTGAGAGTCGATACTGTATCTCCCATGACGTTTTCTCCTTACCCCCTGCCGAACAGGTCTTCCTCGGTCACTGCCCATTCGTCCTTCGTGGGCATTCCCGTGACGGGTGATTGGGCGGCCGAGCTGCCCGCACCTGCGGACTTGACTATCGGTCTGGGGCTATCTTTGGCCGGAGGCGTCGTTACGGATTCCGCGGCTTTGGCTTTCATCCCGGTAATGAGGCTCAAGAATTCGTTGACGAAATTCGTCGTCGCTATCTTTGCCGGGTGTTGCAGCGACTTGGCGGACGTGACGTCCTTGGCTCTGATAAAGCCCTCAAGCCGTGACTGCATTGCGACCAGTTTCGGGTCCTGTTTGATCCGGAAATCTATCCATGACGGAAGCATTTCGTTGACCATCACCTTGAACTGGGTCTCTGGGTCGAGCTCGCTGAAATTCTTGTCGGCGTAATCCGCTAAGTTGACCTCAAGGCCTGCCTCTGAAACAAGCGAATCGACGGCACGCTCGATCGGCTGGAACACTTCGCTTGTCACCTTCGTGAATTCTTCCCGCTGACGCTGTTCGCGCCATTCGCGGATCTCCTTCTGTTCGGGCGTTTCCTCGGCTTTCGGCTGTTCGGCGGCTGCGGCCTTGCTCTTTTCGAGTGCGGCCTCAACATCCGGGTCGTCGTCGTCGAGTAATACCGATAACTCGGCCTTGAGCCTGTCCGCCGTTATGTCTTCCCGTCCGCTGGCGACCTGGGCCAGTATGTCGGGGTTGTTCTTGGCGAAAAACTCGATCCATTCTTTCGGATGGGCCTGTGCCGATTCGGTTGCGAGTATCCCTCCGACCTCGTTGAACGATGTCGGGCTTGCTTCTTTCATCCAGTTCGCGAATCCCATCGGATCGCTGATGTATTGGGCTTCGACGCTGTTCGAGAGCAGCTTCATGTACTCGCTCTTGAGGTTTTTGAATTCCTCGCGGAACGGTACCTTGTCGTCATCCCAATTCAGCTTCTCGTTAAGGGCGAACTGGTCGTCTTTTGCGGTGTCGGCTTTCGCTGCATCGGGTTCGGGCGTGTCGCCCTTGCTCGGTGCTTCGTCGCCTGTCTTAACCTCTGCATCTTGACGAGAGATCGGCGGGTCAGTGGCCGTTGGTACGTCATTGGGGTCTTGCTTGCCGGTGGATTGTTGGTCTGCCGTCAAGCCAAAGGTCGCGTCGAAATCGACATCGGCAAATACATCCGTATCGGTCATGCCGGTGTCGGGAGATGACGAGTCTCCGCTTACGTCGGGGCTGATGTCGATGCTTCCGCCGTCGGCTGCATCAGGCATCGGATCTGCTAGTATGTCGCTCATATTTTGGTACGCAGCCATTGACCGGGCCGGACGGTGTCGAGCAAAAGAAAAAAGCCAAAAGGATCGCACGGCTAGTTCTCCGTGACGGGTCTTTTGGCTTCGTTGGTGGCCGGATAACTTGCGTTACACGGCCTGAAAGTCGTATTTAGTTTTCAAGTCAATCAGGCCGCCTGCCTGCATTTCTGTTCGTGGGCCGTTTCCAGCCTCTCCAATCTTGCGAGCACGTCCACAAGCACGTCGACCAGTAGCGTGTTCGTCCTGTTCGATTGTCCCGTCAACTGCATCGCCGCCTCTTTCAGCGTCTTCGCGGTGTCGGCGGGCACGTTGGACGGTCTCAATATTTTGATCGGCCTGTCGGTCGGCATATATCGTCGTTACCCAAGCTTCACCGAATGATGGGCTTTCGGCGCCGTCTCCGGCGTCTGATCCTGTGTTTTCCGCAGGTCGTGTTCCCGCTGTGCCTGCTTGTCCGCGAGATCGAGCAGTTTATGGCTCGTCGCGTGATCCTGTGCCGCGGCGATCTTGTCCTGTTCGGGCATTTCCGGCGGTGTTACGGCGTTATACGCGGGCTGCATGCCTGCGGCCGCCTCGATCTGGCGTTTGATCGCGTCCGGGGCGTCCTTGTAATTTATCGTCTCCGACACCTTCTGCATCGGGTGCGGCGGATACGGCTCGGCGTTCGGCGGTGCGGTCGCGGCCATCTGCTCGGCGGCTTGCGCGGCGTGATCCTGTGCCTGCGAGTTCATCGCGTCGTTCTCGACCAGGTTCGCCTGCAGGTCGGGCAACTGCGTGACGTTCGCGTACTGTTTGAGCTTTAACTGGCGGTAGGTCTCGGCCTGAACGTGGTAATCGGCAAGTTGGCGGACCAGCGTCCGCGTAAATTCCGATGCGGCCCGGCCTTCCGAGGTCTTGAGCCAGTCAACGTAGGCGTTCTCGAATTCCGAGTGCGTGTCGAACATGACGTCGATCGGAAGGTTCGCGAATATGTCCGCGGCGTCCGATGTGACGTGTACGACCTTGAGTATCTGGGCGGCCTGCTGATAGGCGAGCATTATCGCCTGATCGCTGATCGTACCGTCCGGGGCGTACAGGTACTCTCCGAACTGCGATTCGATAAAGCTTGCGATGTCGCGGATCTTGTCGAGCCGTAACTGTGCCTCGATGCTTTCCGTCTCGTAGTTGCCGAAGTCGATGCCCGCTCCGAACAGGTCGTTCGCCTTCCGGAGAACTTCGTCCATCAGTTTCGGGTCGCCCTTGGCGGCGATTATCTGCCCGCCGATCTCGAGGAATGCTTTCAGCCCGTCCTGCTTTTCGGCGGTCGTCTGCGGCATCCAGCTTCCGGGCACGACCGAGATGTTGATATCCTGCCGGATATTGCACTCCATGAACCACTTGATCGAGTCGCCGCCGATCTGTTTGGCGATCGGGTCGTACATTTTCTTGCACCAGTATTTCTGCCGGAGTTCGAGTTTCTGATAGGCCTGTTCGACCTCCATCTGGGCGTAAAGCTGCAATGCGGGGCCGCGGCGTCCGAGTGCCTGCTGCTGGATGGCGGCGATCCCTGTCGCGGTACCCATCGCTTTTACGTCCGGAGCGTCCGATTGCGTCGAGAACGTGCCTTCACGCTGCTGTATCTCGCCCTTGATCTCTTCGCCGAGCGAGTACGCTTCCTGCGGGGCACGGCCGGCGGGAATGCGCCACATGAGGTTGTTCGGCCCGGCCTCTATTGGATAGTCCTGGCTGACGGGCACGATCAGGCCGAACTTGTTCTCGAAGTTCTCGGTGTCGATATAGCCTTCGCGGATGATGAGCGGCTGCGTCGAGTCGAGCAGCATCGAGTTCATCTTCATCGACTTGGCCTCGGTCGCCTGATCCTGCAATTCGATCAGGTCCCATTCGCCTTGTCCGTGGAAACTCTCGCCGAGCGAGTTGACGGCGTGCGTCAGCACTTCGCCGATGCTTTGCGGGAACACTTCGCAGATACGCTTCTTGATCCGGCTGAAATAGAGCCCGTTCGGGAACATTTCTTTGGCTTTGGTGGCCTTTGCGACCTTGCCGCCGTGCATTGCCGTGTCGGACGGGAACTTGTAGGATGCGATGACCGCCGGAGACACCCAGAGTTCCTGATAATGGAGCGGTTCGAACGCGGGCATGTCGCCCTTGTTGGCCGAATCCTTGCTGTCGAATAGCTGTTTGTAGCTGAGTGCGTCGGGTACGTCGGTCCGCGGCAGGTCGGAGATGCCCAGGGCGTCTTCGAGAACGCATCGCGGTATCATCCGGTCGCGAAGCACGACCAGTGCGTCGGCGATCTCGTCGGTCTCGCCGATGACCGTCATTTCAAGAGCATCAGGCACGTCCCAATCGCAATCCCCGACCTGTTGGTACTCCGAGCCCTTGTTGACCGCGATGGTCGTCCCGAGGACTTTGTACTCATCGAGCTGCGGGTTGCCGCATTTCGGGCACTTACCGGCCTCATCCGAGCCGGTCGAGTCGCATAGCGGGCAATGGTAGGCGGTATCGCCGCCTTCGATCGTCTGATGCTCAAATACGGGCTTGTCGATCCCGCATCCGCGCTTGTTCGTGTTGAAGTACGTGATCCGGTAGGTCTCGCCGGCGGCGAGCAGGTTCCATTTCCATTCGCGTTGCTGCCTGATCGGTGTAAAGTCCTGGTCGTCGTCCATTTGCAGGAGCATTTGGGCGACGCGGGCGGCCTCGCGTTTGTCGATCCGCTCTTCGCCGGAGCGTGATTCGCATTTCTTTTGGGGTTTGGTCTTGGTCAGCGATGCGACCAGGTTATCGATCGCGGTCGGCGTCTGCGGGTCGAAGTAGATCCCATCGCCTTCGGTCTTGCCTGAGATGAAACCGCGTGACTTGTCGTAGATGCCGTAGTAGTAGCCGAGTATGTATTTCCGGAGCGTGACGGCTTTGCGGCGGCGTTCCCATTGTGCCGGGCTGTTTGATTGGCGTGTCGCGTGGTCGGCGATCTTGTTCAGGAACTCCTTGAACCCGTCCGATTGCGTGAATTTTGAGACGTCGGCGTTCTCGGCCTCGTTGTCGATCGGCACGAGCGCCCTTGCGTCGGCATCCGGCGGAAGGGCTGAGATGGGTTGGGATACGGGCGATCGGTTCATGCTGTGCCGTTACTCTTCGCCTTTTCCGCGGCCTCGCGGATGCTGTCTCTAACGTCCGGCGGCAGGTAGCTGCCCGCTTCGCGCCGTGCGTCGTCTCTGGCGGCGTCCGCCAGTGCCATCTTGCCGCGTCGGAACGGCGAGGCTATGGCCATCGGCATTCCTTTGGGTGCGGGTTCGGCCTCAATGCCGGGTTCGATCGCCGTCTCCGGGAATAACTTGGCCTGTCCGTCGCGAACGAGGGCCTTGTTGATCCATCGCTTCCGCTCGGCATCGGTTTGGACGAGCAGGCCGTAGTTGATCGCATGGAAATACACGAAAGAGCCAAAGGCCCCTGCGAATAACCCTGCGACGAACGATATGAACACTAGCAAGTTCATAATTACGGCCTGTCGAGCAAGCGAAGAACGGAGAACGTCAGGCTGGTTGCCTGACAGTACACATTATTCACACTTTGACGGCGAAATCAAATATTAAATTTGCGGACATTGAGGTTTTACGTTGCTACCAGGGGAATACGGCGTCCTGCCGCCGCAATTTTCCCATATCCGCACGGACACCAGTACGGCGAATCCTTGTATGGCCATACTCTTCGTGCTGACAATTCCCCGCATTGAGGGCAACCTGAAAGATGCTCTATGCGCCTGCCGTCCTGCGTCCAATGCTTTTCAAGGTGAAGTTCGTATCGCTGTTTTTCTTGTTTTGTCCACATATGATCTTTCTCTTCATTTTCCAATAAGTCCTGTTACTGTCGCTGAGTTCTTTTTAACGGCATTTTCGTAGGTCGAGCCGTGCAACATATCGTCGATGATCCCTTTGAAATTTACCGCGTAAATCCGGTCACCGGTCGGGGCGTCAACTGTAATAATCGCGGGAAAATGGGTTGCAAACCACTTGTTTTCGCGGTCTGCTTTTGCTTGGGCCGCGGCAATCAACCTGCGGGTCGCTTCGGTCAATGCCATCGGTCCGTAACCCGTTGAATTGTATGCTTGTTCGTATTCTTCTAGTGACATAATTATCGCTTAAATTCCACGTCGTAATATTCAGCTACGGCGTCTAGGGCTGACGGATCAGCAACATAAAATTCCCAATCATCGGGTGCAACCTCAACCGACCGCACTTTTACGTAAAACGTCTTGGGTATGAACGGAAATTTGACGTATTGACTAGACCCTATCTTCGTCCCGTCAGGCAACAAAGCAAGCCCACTCCACGTCAGACCTTTTTCGTCTTCCCAAATGATCGCATCTAAATAATGTGCCTTGTCTGATTCGCTTAGATTCTTGAATAAAGCCGAACACCGCTGATTTTGTAATACTCCATCGCCAACCTCGACCCAACCTTCATCCTCGACAGGCAAAAGTGGTTCGTAATTCGCCAGTTTGGTAAATAATCCGACGCAATGGGGTGCGGATGAGCCTGAATGCCCTTGCTGGGCAAACACCTTGATAAGTTCCAATACATTTGCCCTCATCCATTTATTCGGCCCCTCTTCATCCGTCGGGGTATAGCCGAATGCGTTTAGTTCCTGTTCTGCGTATGCCAATAAACTCATAGTATTCTCCTATCGCTTAAATTTACTAAACCTGCCTTTCGGCTTGCTCTGCCCGCTGATGATCTTCGGGATCGTCAGCTTCGCCTGCCGTGTGATCAGGGCTTGCCCGAATTCCTGCTCGGTCATCTCGTCCTTCGCCGCGTTGATCGCGTCGAGCCGGAACGTCGGCGGGATCGAAAGTTCCTCGAGCTCGCCGGCATCGAGTTTGATGTTGGTCAAAAGCCTCTTGAAAAAGATCATCTGCATCGCCTGCCCGAAGTCGTCGTTCAATTTCAGCGGCTCGTCCGTCCGCTCGCCGGTCTTCGTCAGCACGGGTTCGGCGTACCGCCAGTTGCTCAACTGGTACCGCATCCGGTCGCTGTCGCTCAATTCGTCGGGCCGCAGTGCCTTCGGATACGGTTTCGGCGGATAGACGGCCTTTCCGTTCACGTCCCGCGGCGGCTTCGTCTTGTCGTCCGGGGCGATAATGAACGAGCGGGTGTAGCCCTTTTCGTTCCGGAACGGGTGCCGGCCCTTCCAGTCGATCTTGAAGGCCTGGCAGATATCTTCCACGCAGTCGAGTTTGCCGGGATTGGCCGGCTGAAAATTGAACCCGAACACGTCGTTGAATATCGTCCGGACCGTATCTTCCGAGTGCGACATGGCACCGAGCCGGACCCTGTACTGTTGCAGGACCGGACGGGAATACTTCGGCACGACCGCCTTGATGTGCGAGCGTTCGTATTCGACACGCTGGGCGAGCGTGTCGAAGTGCTGCCCGGCGTTCGCCCTGTGATGGGCGTCGCGGATCAGTTGCTTCCAGGTCACGCTCGAGCCGTTCTCGCCGTATGCGTAGGGCGTCAGCAGCGAGAGCAGCCGTTCGGCGACATCCTCCGGCATGGCGTTGGCGGGGAACGAGAGCGGTATCCAGAATGTCAGGCCCGGCAGTCGGCTGTTCTGCGACGACACGGCGGCGTAGCCTGCGACATTCGCGTGTTGCTTCGTATTGGTCCTTGACCAGTCGTTGAAGGGCACCTTGTAGAACGTCTTCCACGCGTCCGGGCTGCCGTAAACGGCACCGAACTCCGATTCGCTGATGACGTGGACGGCGTCGTGGTAGGTGTGGATCATCATGCCCTCGTGCGATTCGTCCACGATATGCTGGCATTCCCTGAGAAAGGCCGGCAGTCCGATCGTATTGATCTCTTCCTGGCAGCGTTCGAGGTCGTACTTGTGCCACGTCGGTTCGCCGCCGACGATGATGTCCTGGATGATCCCGCCGACGGTCCGCTCTTCGGTCTTGAGGCCGATCACCGCCGGGATGGGCTCGGTCGGCTTTCTGTTCGTCAGCACGCGGGCCTGTTCGCTCTGGATCCTGTACTGTGTCGAGTACCGGCTGATCAGGTTCTGCGGGTAAAAGACCAGCGTGTTCGCCTGACGCATCGGCAGCACTTCGTTGGTGAGCTTGTTGAACCGCCCATCGGCCACGACCGGCGAGTCCTCGCGGCCGTCGATGTCGTCGAGGAATATCGCCGTCGGGCGTACATCGTCAACGTTGCCGCCCGCCATGCCTTCGTCGAGTCCGCCGAAATGGTAGATGCCCGCCTCGGTATTCAGGAACGTCGCCTGCCAGCCGCGCGACGATCCCTGCACGTTACGCTTGACCTCAGAGAGCTGCGGGCAATACTGCCTGACGCCGCGGCTCGCAAGCAGGTTCTCGATCGACAGGGCGTGTTTCTTCGCCATCGCCGAGTTGCGCGAGACGTAGAGAATATACGCCGGCTCGCCGTAGGCGAACGAAAGTACCGCCTCGACGACCGCTATCCGGCGGGCAATCGTCGATTTCATGTGCCCGCGTGACCAGATCGGGAAATACGCCCAATAATCGGGCGTCCGGCCTTCGAGCAGATCGATCCTCGCCTGCCAGTGCCATTCGATCGCCTCTTCGTGGTGCGGGGCAAGGGCGTCGACCAGGTCGGCCCCGAACAGTGCCGTGTACGTCGGCTTCCAGCCTTGCGCGACCAGGTCGGTGAGTTTCTGCGTCCGGCCGAGGATGTCGCCGTGCGTGACCCGTTTGACCGACGACCCGAGCGTCTGGACGCCGCCGGGCATGAGTGCTTCTCGCAGGTTTTCAGCGTATTGGTTTTGCATCAGATCAGTTGGATGGCCTCGAATTTCAGCGTCATGATGTTCTGGATCGCTTCGATCTGCTCGTTGGTCAGCCCTTGCTCTTCGCCGGCGGTGCGGACGGTCTCGAGGGCGATGTTGCCCGCCTGGATGATCCGGTTCCGCCATTTCTTTTGAGCCTCGCCCTGCTTCATCAAAAATATCAGCAGCGTATCGCTCTTGCGGTACTCGACCGTCATGCTTCCGTCGCGGTTGGACGTTACGACCTTGTCGCCTTCGGTCGCACGGTGCCGGGCCTCTTCCCAAAGTTCGTCATAGCCGATCTCGAGGGCGTCGAGCCATTGCTGACTGAACTCCGGATCGGTGTTGAAGTGGTAGTAGGCGGTCTTGCGCGGAAGTTTGGCGGCGGCAAGGGCCTTGGAAACGTTACCGCCGTTGGTTTTGAGGGTTTCCAGGAATATCTGACGGCGCCGGACGTCTTTGACACGCGCAATTTTATTAGGATGTGTAACCTGTTTTGTTACAGATGTCGCTTTTTTTGGCATAACGCAAGTCTTGCTTCAAAATGTCTGTCCGGTCAGCGTGCCGGCCATGCCTGATCCCATTTTACACGAGCGGCACAAGTCAGCGGCTCAAAGCACACGCGATCGCGGCCCCGATGATGATACCGAGAGCGAATGCCCCGACCACGGCGGTCCGGACGGCGTTCTCGAGCGATAGAATTAGTGGTTTGTTAGGCATTTGTTTCCTCCTTGCCGTCGATGATGGCGAGCAATTCTTCCACTTGAGCAACCCATTTTTTCTGAGTAGTGGCACACGCCGAAACCACAAACTCCGAACCGGGATGACCATCTTGTTCCGCCACGATAGCCCACATTCGACTGGCAG